AAGGTATATTTGGTTGTTATATTGTCTTTCGCATTATAATACCAAAATTCGGGTGAATTTCCTTGAATAGTAACATCAAGCGTTTTGCTTTGTTCTATTTGGGTGCTTGTTATATCATCTGAACTGCAAGATGAAAATAAACCGATAAGCAAGATTGTAACAACCAATAAGATTGCTTTGATAACTAATAATTTTTTCATAATATACTTTATTTGGTTAAACTTGGTACAAAAATATAACGATTATTTTACACTACCAAATATTTAATCGTAAATTTTTTCTATTGGTTTATTTGGGTCTAATATAACTCTTTCAAGTGCTTTTACCCAAAAGATTGGCAAACTTGGATGTTGTCGTTCAAACTCAATTTCACCTTTCTTTATGGCGTCTTTTTCGTCAGTTGCCATAACTCTTAAACCATATTTTTGGTGGTTGTCTTCTTCGTTGTCGCTTGGGTCGATAGACATTATTGTAATATGAAACTCTTTCATAATATGCTTTATTTAATATTTGTTATTGGTTTCATTTTTAAATTCGTACCACGCATCGTATAATTCGTCTACGTTAAGCGTTCTTCCTTTGTAGATACGAGAAGGTCCCATAGCATCACCTTTTTGGGTGTGAATGATTAACCACGTTGCGAAATCTTTTGCTCTTAATTCTGGTGACATAATATATAAATTTAATTGGTTTAACGATGCAAAGATATAACAAATATTTTACATTACCAAAAAAAACCCCACTTTTTATTGGTGGGGTTATTTAATTTATCTACTGCGTTTGTGTCGGTGGTCGAACTTATATAATAGTTCATTATATATGTGTGCTCTAATACAACCAAAGTAATAGAATTTAATTTCGTTCATAATCTTAACACTTACCGCACACATATTCAATCCTACGGGTGAAATGTGTTGGAAATTGCCTTGACCTTTAAGTGTTAACTGCATTTTGTTGTTGATGTTTGCTTGGCAAAAGTCAGCAAGTTGTTGCTCTGATGCGTTGAATAATTGTTCGTTTGTCATAATTAATAAATTAATTGGGTTAATACTTCTGCAAATGTATAACAATTATTTTACACTACCAAATATATTTCAATAAAAAAATCCCCAATAAATTTATTGGGGATAATCCAAATCAATTTTAACCAAAAAAAATCTATTGTCTATGGAAACTAATAAAAATTTGTTATCAGGACAGGACTTGAACCTGCAAGGTATTAGAAGCAGACTAATACCATACGACAAACGCCGTACTCGTTTACCAATTTCGCCACCTGACAAATTTAAGAAGCTTGGTTACCCTCTTTGACCGTTTAGCAGGTTGAAGCTGTTTCCTTATAAATCCTCAGCGATGCACCGCCACAAGAAACTGGGGAAACGTTGTTTCTACTTGTTTAATTTATTCACCTTATAGCAATTCTTCCCAATGTTTTAAATGTTGGAATATTATCTTTTTTAATTTCTACCTCAACACATCTATTTTTTCTCCAATAGCGTTTATTTTTACCACAACTTGAACAACTCATAAAGAGTGTTGCAATCAAGAGTGCCAACCCAATGGTTGTAACTCGGTTTAATTTAATGGTTGTTATTGAATTGGCAACCCAAACAAATAATACAACGATAAAGAATTTATGCCATTTAATATTTTTCATAATCTAAAGGTTTATTAGGTTAATAGTGGTGCAAATGTATAACAATTAATTTACACCACCAAAAAAAGTTATTAACAATTTATTTAAGACTTTCAGCACATTCCAAAAGTTCCTCATAAGTGAATAAATTTAATCGTTTTACTCTTTCTTTTAACCTATCCACGTTTTCGGGACTTACTGCAATAGCATCGTGAATACTTTGCATACGTTTCCATTCTTCGTTGGTTAGTGTTCCAACAACTTCGGGTTTAAATATTCCATGTTGTTCGTTGTCATTTTCTTCAAGCATATCATCAATACCTTTATACACCGCAAACTTGGGTTCAATCATGTTTTTACCCGCAACACACATATTGCCATTGAGGTCAAGATATTGACAGTTAGTACTATCTTTGTCATAACCGCAAGTGCTTGGGTTTTTCAAATAAGGTGCTAATTGTGATAATGCAAATTCTTTTATTTCTTCGGGTGTTTTCATAGTGGTTTAATTTATTGGGTTTTCAACAATATCAAAAGCATAATTTAATGAATAAGAATAAAGTTGTGCATCTTCCAACGTGTGGAAACTCTTAACCTCATTTAAAAATACTCCATCGTCTGTACATGAAAAGTAAGGGATAACTGTGTAGATTGTTTTCATACTAATTTAATTTATTGGTTAAACATGGTGCAAAGATATAACAATTATTTTACACTACCAAATATTTTTTCTTTTTAAATAATCTTTTTTTTCTTTTCGTTGTTTAAGATTTATTTCAGAATACATACCACTTAACACTCTTTGCAATTCTTGGTTAGGAATAAGACAAGTATCAAAGTTTGGGTGCAACATAATAAATTTATTCAGTTGTTCTCCATAGTAACCAAACTCATGTGTTGGTTCACCACTTTCAATCGTTTCTATTGTGCCATTATCAAACGCTTGGATATATTCCATTAGCTTAGGGATATCTTGGCTTAAATCGATTAATTCAATAGGGTTGCCACCAAAATACTCATAGATTGGTGGCAATAAGTTAGAATATTGTTCGTTGTGGTATCTCATTTAATTTATTGTGTTATATACGCGTATGACACAAAAGTGTACACTTGGTTAAAATATTTTTACGTATTGTCCTTGTTCCATTAAATAAACAATATCTTTTAATTTATCGTTTAAATAAATATCGTTTATATTTAAAGGAATTGAAATAACAACTCTGTTTAAATTATTGGGGCGACTGACAAAATTATCCGTATCTTTTGACCATTCTTTGTATTTCTCAAATACAACCCCAAGTGGTTTTTTATTACCCGAATAATACCCCAAACAATGTGCGTTGAAAAATAATGCGTTTTTATCAGCTATAATAGTAAATGCATTATAATAATTTGATGAGAAACTTGTTTTCATATAGATAACAACTCTATCACATTCATCTTGTACTTTATCATACGTTCTAAAGACCTTGCTCAAATTATTTAAAATTCTCATTGCAAAAGCCTTGTTATCTTTGATAGCGTTAATCTCATTTAATTTATCGCTATCCATAGCGTTTAAGAATAAATTGTCAGTCATAATAAATTTATTTAATTTGTTGGTACAAAGATATAACTATTTTTTAAACTACCAAACTTTTTTACATTTATTTTACAATCTTAACCCAAACCCTATTGTTGCTTGGCTAAAGCTATCAAAACCTAATATAATTCTAAGTCTATTATTGACTTGATAGCCAATAAATCCACCAACCATAACTGTATATGATGTAGTTTGTTTTTCTTGGGTGTTTGGGTTGTTTTGTGTTGGTACCCATTTAGCCTCATTTTGTTTGCCAATTCTACCACCGTAAATAAATTTATTGGGTTTATACCCATAAGACAAATACAATGTTTCATTTTTATATTGTTCATCTTTGTATTGGTTCACATTCCCAGCATAACCAATTCCAATTATACTCTTGTTTAATTTAATGGTTACTTCACCACCCAACGATTGTAGTATTCCAAGATTAACAACCAAAGTAAATTTACTTTCTTTTGGTAATTGGTTATATGGATTGTCATAATCAATATCCATTGGTGGTTTTGGTTGTCCAAAAGAAATGGTACAAACAAACAAACTTAAAACTAATAATAATTTTTTCATAGGTCATTTAATTAATTAACAGATTAAACTTGCCATACATAAAAATATCAGCAAGGGTTACTTTATCTTCGTCAGTAAATTTACTCAAACGATATTCAAGTATTACTTTTCTAAAGTTCTTTGCAATTATTTTATGGTTGCCCGATAACTCATAAGTAAATCGTTGCGTTCCATTATTTTCTATTGCAATATATGTTGGGTTTGGTGCGGATTTATATTTTAAATAAATATTAAAAGTGCTACCCTCATTGGCTCTTTCTTCGTTTAATTCAATATCTTCAAGTATCAAATGCATAGGTTATATAAATATTAAAATTAAAATACATAAACATATAGCGACAAAAATATATGCCATTACATTTTTTTTCTTTTTTATTATTGTAATAGGTTCATCACCCATTTCATTAGCGGTATACGAATAATGTTTTTTCATAATTTAATTAATTTAACAATGCAAAGATAAGAATAAAAATCGGTACTACCAAATGATAATACCGATTTTAAATAAATTTATTTACTCAACTCTACCAACTTCAACTCAAATTCTTCAAGCGTTGGTATTGTTGGTTGCACTCCAATTTTGTAATGGGTTGCAACCATGTTTTTGATGTGTTCGCCACAACCTTTGAAGTTTTCAACAACCAACTGCAAGTCTAATAATTTTTGTTCGTCAACTGAAAGCAACTCCCAAACCTTGAAATTTTCACCATACATTTTTTTAAGGTCGTCGCTTTCCAACATAGCCATACAAATAGCACGTTTTTGTTCTTCGTTGGTAAAATCTAATTTATTACCCATTTTTTCAAACCCCAAATCCTTGATTTTGTTTTTTAAGTTAGAAAGGGAGTCAACCTCTAAACCATCAAAAATTAAATCTTCGGTATCGTTAACGTCCCAATCATCGATTGAAATAATACCTTTGTGTTTGATTTCAGAAACTCTTGCATAAAAGCAAATAACCATACTGAAATTACCACGCTCAATCTTAACACTACCACTAAATTCAATTTGTGTGTGAGTTGACCTTGAAGTTGCTTTAACTTCTCCCTCAAGTCCTTTAAGACTTTGTAAAATACCTAGTTCCATAATAATATAAATTTAATTGATTAATTCTCTGCAAATGTATAACAATTTTTTAACCTACCAAATAATAAAGTGTTAAAATTTTGTTAAAAGTAAATTGGGGCAAATAAATTTATCCACCCCAATTTCAGTACCATAATTATATGGGGTCAGTCTTTTATCTTATTTTCAGCTATGAATACTCCATATCCCTCGGGATACCCTCACAGAACAACTGATTAACAAATAAATTTATTTGCATAAGATAATGCCTACATTGCCGACAAGCAAGGATTTTAATTAGTTCCGCAAGGGGAAACAAAACAACTATGTATTTTAAAACCCATTTAATTTATTGGGTTAGTATTTTATGTTTTTAATTACTATGCAAAGATATAACTTTTAATTTACACCACCAAATAATTCTTTCTCTTTTTCTAAATTTTCTTTGTGTTCTCTTAATAAATTTATTTGGTCTTCAAGCCGTTTGATTTCATCATCGATTGAAGTGATTGCATAAAATTTATGTTCAAGTTTATAACGATTTATCATAACATCTTTCAACCTATTAAGTTCTTTGTTATATGTTGAGTAAACATCAAACATATTCAAAGAATGCATCACAGTTGCGTGATTAAATCCAACACTACCACCAATGGCGCCAAATGTTGTATTTGGTTTAAGTATCTTGACAACCTTATAAAACAACCCACGCATTTCAATTACTTCACGTTTTTTTGTTTTAATATTAATATCGATACCACTTTCATTTATTAATATATCTTTAATTATTTCAATATCGCTCATAGTCGTTTAATTTATTAAGATTGGATTTTCAGTTCCCTCAACCCAACCTTTTAATTTTTTCCACTTGTTGATTAACTTAGTTCCGTTTACAACATCATCTTTGGTTAAAAACTCTTTAAAGAAAATAAATTTAACTGTTATTTCAATTGTTTTAATTTCTAATTCTATTTTTGTTGGTTTCATAATTCAAATAATTATATTGGGTTAAACATAGGTCAAAGATATAACATTTAATTTACACTACCAAACTTTTTTTTAAAAAAATGGTATCACCCAAAAAATGAGTGATACCAAGTAAATTTATTCAGTAAATGTTTCATTATATATTCCCAATAACTGTACCTTGAACGTTTTTTCGTCAGCTGAAAATTCGTTTTGTTTATTGTTTGCAAATTGAATAATTGCATTAGCCAATTTCTTATAGTCATTGGTTTGTTTCATTACTCTCCAAGCACTTCTACGTGTAAAAGAATGTTTTGGCAAATGCTTTAATAAACGCTTAACTTGTTCAAATTTTTTGTCGCTTTCTTTTTCGTCTTTGAATGTTAAATTACCCAACTGAAAATCCTTTGTTGTACCACTACCTGTATATAAAAATAACAAGTCAGTAATAGTCAATTTGGTTTCGTCCATTAGTTGTTTGAATTTAACATACTCTTTAACGTTACTAGCAACGTATATTTCCAAATACATTATGTTAGTCCAACGTTTTAACTTGTTATTCAAACATGAAATAAAATGCTTAACGTTTTCTTTCGTATCGTCATTTAATTTAATCACCTTTAAATCCAAAGGTAAATTCAATAACCTTGCCGATGTACTTCTGTGATTTCCATCAGCATTTATTCTAATCTTTTCACCAAATGCTTCTGTTTCAAGTATGATAACAGTCGTTGCTTCTGCCCCATACATTGCCATGCTTTCCATGATTTCTTTAACGTGGTCATCATCAACTTTTCTTGACACTCCTTCAAGTATCGTGTACTTTTTATAATCGAATGTTTGTTTTTGTTCCTCGATTACTCTTGCTAAATTTTTAATTTCTGTCATTTTAAATTAGTTTAATTGATTAATACTTCTGCAAAGATATAACAATTTTTTAACCCACCAAATTATTTTACAATTATTTTACAAAAAAAATTCGCACCCCTTTAAGAATGCGAACTAATGTATATTTATTCAATTAATCTAACAACGTGTAATATTCGTCGGGATAAAGTTTTCTGAATAAATTTAACGATAAACTCATTTTATCGTATAACCCCATTGCCTCACAACCTATCACATAATCGTAAAGGGCAACCCCTTGTGAGTCTAACTCACAACTAAAACCACTATAAGGGTTTTTAATCGTTTGTTTCTCTGTGCTTTCTCGGTTAAAACTTAATTGACTAATTAAGTTAGTTTCTGTCTTGTTTAATTTAACTTTTGTTGCCATAACTGAAATATTTAATTGGTTAATACTTCTGCAAAGATATAACAATTTTTTAACCCACCAAATTATTTTACAATTATTTTACAAAAAAAAATCCGCACCTATAAAAGATACGGATTTTCAGCTGTGTTGTTCAGCGGGTAGTTTAATTTAATCACCACTATCTACACTATAAACTACTTTGTAGATAGTATCTTCGATATTAACATCAAATGAATACTCATTGTAACAACGACCTAAATTTTTAGACTCTTGTGATTGAGGTATCATTTGTTCTCTTAACTCTTTACAGAATTGATTTGTTTTTACACCCCAACCATTTGCCGTACCCAAACTGATAACGTTGTTTACCGCTTTTTCTTTTACTTGTTCTGCTAATGTGTTTTCCATAACTGATATATTTAATTGGTTAATACTTCTGCAAAGATATAACAATTTTTTAAACCACCAAACTTTTTTTAAATTATTTTTATTCATTACCAAATACTTCTTCATCGCATTCAGAACAAATTGGACCAAAACCAAATATGGTTGTTTCAGCTTCTGCACCGCATATACATAATTCAGGTTCGTCCTCTTCCTCTGTCGGGTTAAAGGTTACTTCATTATCAATAGTAAAGTCAGCACCACAATCATCACAACATAACATTGTTTCGGGGAAATCAAAATCTTCTCGGATATTTGTTCCTATACAAATTGGGCAAGTTTCCATAAGTCATTTAATTTATAATGCAATTAACCAATCCGTTACTTCCCAATTAACGCTCGATGAAACGCTATACCCTTTTTCTCTTAATCGTTGAGCAACGATAGGCATATACATATATTCTTCAACACTCCAACCATAAACGGGTGCTTTGGAACAAGTTTCAAATTTTGTGGTTAATCTGCCATCTTCAAATCGGTCTTCAATTTGTTTCTGCAAAGTAGCAATATATTGTTCTTTGCGTTCTTGTGGTGTCAACGTAGTTTCCATAACTGATATATTTAATTGGTTTAACGATGCAAAGATATAACAATTATTTAAACCACCAAACAATATTGTGTTAAATATTATAAGTTTCTTGCAATCTTGTTATCATCAACGCTTTGGCTTGGGTGTCAGTTAATTTACTTATAGTATGTTTAATTAAATCACATCTGTAATACTGCCCATCTTCATCAATAATCAATTGATAAGTTGAAGTTTTTATCAGCGGTATTTGTTTTTTTTGTAACTTTGCCGTATGTTTTGACTTGGCACGTTCTTGTGGGTTGTCAGTATCCGTACCCATGGTAATGTGTGCCTTGTTCGCTGCAATAACCCTTGTTGATACACCAAATTGGTCAGCAAGCATTTGGTCTGTGTAATGACGATTTGCTCTTATAAAAGTTCTAATCGCTTTGTTGTCATGTGTTTTGTTTTTCATTTATTAATAAATTTAATTAGTGTTATAATACAAAGCTACTAACTAATTTATTAAGATGCAATGTTTGGTAGTTAAATTTATTAGACTTATTTTAAAACGATTTAAGACACGATAATAAATTAAATGACTTATGATATCATTTAAATAGAAAAAGAGTACCTAAGCAAGCTTAAATACCCTTATCATTGTTTACCAATTAAATTCAATTATGACAGATTGAATTTGTATCTACCGCAGGAGTCGAACCTGCGACCTCACTTGTTAGTGCGCTCTTCCCAACTGAGCTACGTAGACCCTCGCCCAAAAGTTGTCGACTACTTTGAACTTGGTCCATTGGACCCATTTAATTTAACGCCCATAGACACAAAAGTGTACATAAGTTATCTTTTATGATATGCGTCTTGTCTAGCGGTCATTTGATTTAACCAACCTCGCCATTCAGGTTCTTGTTCTACTGACGGTTCAGGGTTTTCATAGCCTTCATCATTAACAATATCAGTTCCACATTCACAACGAATATACATTTCAATTTCTTTTGCATTTCCAAATTCGGTATGACAATTAATACAAGTAACTATATTCATATCTTTAATAAGTTTATTTAAAAATGTTGATACCGACATTCCCTACTCGATTATCGGTGTTTAAGGGTTGCGTATACATAGCAGTCCGAACCCTCAACATATTTTGATAGTGCAAAGATATGGTAAAGTTTTCACTCTACCAAATCTTTTACAACTTTTTTTTATGTGAACAGATACAATAAAATTAGTATGAAAGGTAATAGAATGTAAAACCCAATTGGGTCAAATGGATGAAGTATTTTTTCTATTTCCTTATGTATGTTAATAAACATATTTTTCATAATTTTTGTTTCTTTTCTTGTGCAAAGATATGGTAAAGTTTTCACTCTACCAAATCTTTTACAACTTTTTTTTAACTTTCTGCAACAATCAGCGTTTCGTACTCAACTTGTGTCAAATGGCGAGGTGTTGTCAAAGGTTCGTACTTGCCTTGTGGTTCAATCAAAATGCAATCGCCTTGTCTTATAATATCTTTGATATTGCCTTTCGGTACATTGGTTGTAATTGTCCAAGCAACACACTCAATAGCGTTTAGTTCCTTGTAACTTTCATCACGTTTATACCAACTGCTATCTCTGTTGGTGTTATAAACGCTTCGTGGTTCAATCCAAATAAGATATTCTCTATCGGTTGAAGTATCTTTGCATTTCACATAGAAACTATCTTCCATTGTTTGGTGGTTGCTTAAACCTTGACTAAACACTTCACCTTTCACTCTATAAAGTTCGTAAGTATCATCATAGTTAAATGTATGTAACTCACCATTTTCATTTACCCAAGTGGTACTTTTGTTAAGTGTTTTTCTATCGATTAATTCGGGGTTCACTTCGGAAATAAGTCTATCTATTCCCAATGCACTTATTCCAATTCTGCGTTGTTCCAAGTTTGGAAGTTGTGCAATATCTGAAAAAGTTGCGGGTACAATATCATTCCAAAAGTCAGCCAAAGGACTTAATACTTCGGGACATTCACCACCATACTTTAATCTTGCAATCTTGCAACCCAAGTCGTAATCAAAAGATACATTGTTTAATACTAATTTTGCCATAATTATTTTTTATTTAATTGTTTAACTCTGCAAATATATAACAATTATTTCACCCTACCAAATTTATATTGAAATATTTTTGATAGGGTAAATAAATTTAGTTACTTGCGTCTTTGTAAACGTAACTATCATAATACAAAGTAACTTTTAATTTGTTACCCTCAATCGTAATTACATTTTCATCTTCGTTGGTATTCAACGACATATCAGTTTCACTATTTTCACCTAATAGTTCGGGTTCGTAATCATCGTAGAATTTTGTCAGTTTTTCATCAATGCTTTTTTCGAGTTCTTCGTGTCGGTCAGTTTGAATAAAATCGGTAGCATAGTTGAAGTTCATATCATCACCCCAACCTGTATTTATATTGTTTACATATAAACTTATGTATTCAATTTCTTCATCACTCAACTCAATCATTACATCAAAATCTTCACGTTCATTGTATTCTTCCGTTGAACTTTTTGAGTAAGAAAAATAAGGTTCTTCCTCATCTTCTTCTTCTTCAAGATAAACATTAACATTACCACGTTCACCCATATAGTGTCCGTCAGAATTTACATAAAATTCTACATTGTTATAGATTTCGTTTTCAAAGTAATCTTCAATTTCTTTGCACTCAATAAGATTTCCCTCTTTGTCGAAAATGTTAAGGGTTGTTTCACCCATATCATCACCACCACAATCGAACTCATAGTCGATGTTAGCTACTCCTTTTTCTTTCCATAATTGGATAATCTTTTCTTTTTCTGCCATTGTTATTTAATTTATTTGGTTAATTGTTCTTCTTCTTCTTCTTGTAACTTTGCAATCAAATCGGTTGCAAATTGTGTTGCCATTGGATTTTCAACATCTTTCACTCCGTTATGTATCCAAGCTGGAAGTGTTAAGTGTTTTAGATAATCTTCAAGCGTTGGTACAAACTTCATACGGAAATCTTCTGCAACGTGCAACATAGCAATATCAATCGTATCAACTCTTTTTCCATCAGAATTGATAAGGTTGTAACCAAAAATTTTAGGTATTATATGGTAACAAAACCATACATTGTGTGTAACAAGTCTTGATGAATTGTTATTCATACTTGCTTTCGGACTATCAATAAGTTCGTGCAAATTTATGTAATCTTCAACTTTGCCACCCCAACGCTTAACAGACGATTGAGAATGAATTTGTGCATTTGCCATAATATAAATTGTTTAATTGATTAACTCTGCAAAGATATAACTTTTAATTTACACCACCAAATTTTATTTAGAATTTTTTAAAACTTCTTTGATAGCAACCTTTAACCTTTTTAGGTCTTTTCTAGTCATCAAAGGTATCATCATTCTATTATACCCTAAATCACGCCTTTCAGTTCTACTATCATCGTCAGGATATAACCTAGTATCAGTTATATCAATATAACCAACATCACCTGTCAATCCAATAGAAACATCAAACCCTTGACCAACTGATAAACTTCGGTCTTCATAATTTTGATTTGCCATAATTCATTTAATTTAATAGGTTAATAAAAAAACAACCCACTAAAAATATAATGGGTTGTTTAATTTATTGAGTATGGGTTAATCCCAAACTCTTGATACCGATTGTGAGAATGGGTTGTACTCGACTTGTTGTCCCATTACTTTTTTACCACTCTTAACTTGTAACCCTTCGTGTTCATTGGAATGTTGCCCATTGGGTTTTTCGTGTCTTAATACACTATTCTTTTTTACATTGATAGGTGCGAAATCTTTAACGATACTATCGTTTTCCATTTCAAATTTTCCAACCAACGTATGTTGGTGAATACCCTCTCCAAGGAGAATAGTTTTTCTTGTGTGTAACATAATATTATAATTTAATTGATTATTATTTGACAAAGATACGATTAAATTTTAATCTACCAAACTTTTTTTAAAGTTTTTTTAACGTACCTTTATCACTTTATTTATTTGGTCGTCAGTAAATTTATTACTGGCGTGACAAACTAAATTTTTTCTCTGACCATCTCTAGGATGTTGCCTGTGTCTAAAGCTATGAATAACTTTATCGTCTTGTTTGTATGACCCCATATATTGCCAAGCTTCATTATCGTTAACCGCTTCTCTTGGGTTTTCAATACCCTCATTGATTGGGTGACTTTCAAGCCATTGCCACATATATTCCCACTCTGGGGTATCGCGTTCTATTAATACTAAATCCATACTTATAAATATACTTAATAAATTTATTCAGTAAATAATATTTCGTGTAAAAAAACTTGTGCTTCCGAACCCTCACCATATTGAATTAATATCGGAGTATCACGTTCAAAATCATCATCAATAGGTTCAATATAAGTAATGGAATAATCGTTGTCTTTGATAGGGTCAGGGTCATTCCAAACTAATTTTTTATTTTCAGCAATAGCTTTTTTTAATTCAGCAAAATTTTTCATAACTAAATAGTTTTAATCGGTTATATACGCGTACTAGACACAAATGTGTACTTGGGTGATTTAATTAAAAGGGTTATTGATTAACCACTTGTCTATCTTCATCTTGCAAACATTCAGCTTCCCATTGTTGAGCATAGTGTAACACTTCTTCAAGTGTATCAATATCCATATCGTGATACGATAAAAAATAGCCATCAATTTCATTCTCACCACCATCTTCGTAAACTTCAACTTCTGCATTATCATAGTTAAATATATTTGCCAAATGAATATGATTACCGTTAGTTGGTATTGATACATCACTATCAGCACTAATATCAGCAGTAGAAAAACTACCAAATTCTTTAACGATTTTTTGTATATCGTCAATTAATTTATTTTTGATAAACATTGGGTTATCATTGTTTGGCAACACAGCATCAGCATCATCTTCGGATAAATCAACTGTAAACTTTTCTTGAGTTAATTCGTTGGTAACATCATAAACCATTGCATCAGCTTCCGATAACCATTTAAGAATTTTCTTGGTTGCTTCCAACGGATTTTTAGCATCAATATCAGTAAAGGTTAAACTTACTGAATACGTTTGCGTATTGTCCACGTGTTCTGTATTGTCGGAGTTGTGTTTACCACCGTCCATTCCGTCCATATAATTTGACATAATATATTTTGTTTAATTGATTAACTCTGCAAAGATATAACAAATAATTAACCCTACCAAATTTATTTTAAATTATTTTTGATAGGGTTGTTTAATTTACCAACTTGAACTATAACAAATAACTTGCGTTTTGAAATCTGTTTCTTCCAACACTTTCTCAATCAATTCAATAGTTTCTTCAACATCGTTGAAATACCATTCGTTAAATTCAGTTCCACCAAAGAAGAAACCACTTGTAGTTGGCAAATATTCTTCAATACCCTCACCATCTTTAAGTATTCCATCATTCAAATATATATCTTTGACAGATATAGCTTTCTTGCAACGCTTTAATAAGTCCTTTAAATGTTTTTTTCTTACAATAGATAACTGACATTCATCGACACCATCTTGGCACTCTTGAACAAAGAAATTGTGTATGGCGTTGGCTTTTCTCCAATAGCCAATATCCTCAAATATTGATAACCAACTAAAATGTTCTCCACGTTCTTTGACAACTTCATCAAATTGTGAATAAGCTTCTTTGGTTCTACCTTTGATACTTTCACGTACTGACTTAAAAGCTTCTTTGGGTACATCGCTAATAGTATTATCCACTTTAGAATAATCTTTAGCCGTAAGTCCTTTGACTTTTTTTGTTCGGTATAACATCATATCTAATCCCATAATTCCTAATTTTTAAAAGTTACTTTAGTTTTAATCCAATCCATAATTTCACCTGCCCAATAAGAAGTAGTCAAGTCAAATAGAAACCAGTCCACATTGCTTTCAGCATCACCACTCGATAAATTTACTTCAAGTCTGTTCCACTCTTTAGCACCACTTTGGTCGCTACCTTTGTTCCAACCCTTTGAAGCATCCCACGCTTTAGCAATAACTTTTACTTGCGTTTTTGTTGTTTCAATGGTTACAACACCACCTCTACAAACTTCACCTAATTTCCACGTTTTTGTTGCCATAATAAATTTGTTTATTGATTAATACAATGCAAATATATAACATTTATTTTACTCTACCAAATTTATTTTGTTTAAATATTATAGGTTTTTAAGACTATTTATTAACGGATTTTGAATACGTGGGTTTTTACTTGTGAAAAAATCCAAATGTTCTAAGAAAGTAACATCATGGTTCAAGAACAAATCGACTGCTACTAATTCTTCTTCTTCGCTACAAAATTCGTCATTGTGTAAACATAAAGGTTCATCTTGTGCGTTCTCAAATAATGTTATAGTTTGTCTATTTGTGTGTTCACAAGTAGTAACTCTTAAAAAAGGGTAAACACCTTTTTCTACTTCTATAAAAATAGATTTTTCATCATCTACTGTAAAAATTGTTTTAGTCATAATAAATTTGTTTAATGGTTAATACATTGCAAAGATATAACATTTATTTTACAACTGCAAAACAATATCCAACTTTTTTTATTGTTAAAATTCTTTCTTTACCAATAATTTGTCTTAACTTGCATACACATACATCAATAGTTCGTGTTACAACACATACATCATCACCCCATACATCACGCATAAGAATTTCTCTAGGTACATTTGTACCTTGTCTTTCTATAAGATAAACCAATAAATTAAACGACAACTTTTCAAGTCTAGTTTTTTTACCCTTGACTGAAACAGTCATATCGTTTCTATCTAATTTAATGACACCACACTCAATAACTTTAACTTCGTCATCTTTGGTAACACTCAATACCAATTTAAAGATTTCAGCTTGGGTTAAACTTTCTTGTTGTGTACGCTTAACGGCGTTAATAATATTCTCGGCAATTCTGCTCATAGATTTTTTTTTTACAAATATAATAATAATTTTTTAACTTTCAAACTTTTAATCACAATAAATTTTCAACACACCAATTACACTCGCATCACGATATTCAATATCGACTGGTTTTCTATACTCTTCCCAAATACCGTCTTCACCAAAATTGAAGTCATACTCACAAACCATTTCAGTAAATTTCTTATTTAAACCAAAACCCATATAAGAAATAACAAAATAACCATCTTGACTATCGTCAATAAATTTAACGTGATACATATTGTCAGGGTCTTGCGCCAGTAAATTTAATATCAACTCTTCATCTGTACCCTCATCACCAGCAACTTGCTCAAGGATATCCAACGGCAAACGTTGTTCAAGAATACCCAAATCACCCTCTTTGTACATTTGGTACAATTCAGCGTAATTCTTTACGCTGAACGTATGCAATACTTTTGCTACCATAATAAATTTATTCAGTTAAAACAACTCTTTCTTTTAGCTTATCGCTTTGCTCTTTCATCATATCCATTTGTTTTTGGAGTTTAATTAAATCAGCTTCACGTTTATCATGCAATCTGCGAATAAGCGAAAGCATTATATCATTTTGTTCCGACATATCAAAATCTCTGCGTAACAAATAAAGTGTTTTCTCAATCGCTTCAGCTTTCATCATTGGCTCATGGCGAGTAAAGTCGTCAAACTTTGCTTTCGCTTTGCGTTTTAACGCTTGGAAAAGCAAACCCGCTTTTCTCATTTTTGTAACTTCTGTTCTCATAATTAAAATAGTTTTATTGATTAACTCTGCAAATGTATAACATTTATTTTACACTACAAAATTATTTTACAATTATTTTATATTTAATTTTACGCGTGTATTTTTTCTTGTTCTTATAAACGTTAGGACGCGTAGCCATTCTACGCTCCTCTAACGTTATTACAATCATTTTTAATGCTCCCATAGGTCATTTAATTTATTCAGTTTCTTGTTCGTGGCACTTCTCACATACACCCTCAAACCATTGGTCATGCCTACCTTGTTCTTGCCCACACTCGGAGCAACCCCAAATATCGTCTTCTCTAGTCATATAACTTTATTTTTCGTTTAACCCAACAAATATGGTGATACTATCTTCCCCATCATCCCACACTTCAAGTTTGTCAAAATACATATCAGTATCTTCATCTTCTGGGTTACCTGTGTTACCCAACAATACAATATCTGCGTTGGGTTTATTTAACGCTTTTAATTGGTCAATAAGTTCTTGAATTTTCATAGTATTGTTTTTTTAATGATGGTGCAAATGTATAACAATATATTTACACCACCAAATTATTTAACTCTTTTTATTGCATAAAATACCATTGGTGATTTTGTCTTATATGGTATTTTTTCAACTAGTGTAAATTTGTCAGTCATTAAGTCTTTTAATAATTGGTTATTAGCAAAATCACTATCAGTCATTTTGGTATTGTTCATTTTTCGATATGTATTGAATATCAAAGCGTAATCACCTTTGACTACTTTTCTTACTCTTTGAGTAAAAGTCAAAAACAAGTAACCACCAACTTGTACCAAATTATTGTCAATAGCATAAGCAACCGACTTCGCTTGTGTTGGTAAAACACCGCAAAAATCCATATTGATATGGGCAAATGAATTGCTAGGGTACTGCGATATAACATCGCACACATCACCAAAAGCCATACTACCAACAAGTCCTAACAAGTCTTTTTTAATATTAGCACCGCTAAAAACATTCAAGTTGTTTGCTATACCCAAGTAAGTATTATTTTTGGCATATTTGTTTATAAAAACTTCACCCAACCAATCAAAATGCGGTAAGCAACCTATAAGACCAAATACACCACTTTCCAACACCAACTCACCAACTCGATTTCTTACATCATTTTTACCCCCAAAATCTTTATCAGCATAAGCGTTTTTAGAAAGCGATTTTAGGTAAGCACTTCTATACACCTCAACTTCTTTGTATAAGCGAGAAGTTCTATATTCGTCAGCAAATACACCTTTACGCAACCCAGTTATTCGTCGCCAAGAAACTTGGGGAATTAACTCGCTTATTTGCATTGGTCTTAACGTAGGGTTTTCAAGTATGATAGCCCTAACTTTATCATCAGAAAACTCTGTATCGTTGATAGTTAAAACTTTATCTAGTTCTCCCTTGATAACCTCAAATACAAGACCTTGACGTACTAATCGTTTACGAATAGCACCAAATTGTTTTCTTGAAATAGTTGGGTGTAAATCATTTAATTCATTTACACTAAGTTCTTTGTCTTTAAGAATTAGTGAAGTAACATAAGAAGTCGGGTAATTTAACGTAGATAATTCCATAATATCATAAGTTTTTAATTGTTTAACTCTGCAAAGATATAACGTTTTTTTAAACTACCAAACTTTTAATGAACTTTTTTTAATCTAAATGTAAAAAAAAATCCGTACCCTTTATAGGTACGGACTTTAAACCATTATAAGACGTTTAATTTATTCGTCTTCATCAACTAAATTCATACTTTCCCAATCTTCGTCTTCACTCTCATCTGCATGAATAAAGATAACAGAAAAATGAACATACTCACCACTACCGTCTTTCGCACCATAAACATCATAAGAACCGTCACCGAAACCACTTGACGATACGACACCGTTTGACATTACACCCCAATTTTCTTCACCCAATGTTTGTTTTGAACAAGCACGATACCAAGCATCGCCCTCTTGAACATCATAGTTAGCACCGAAATCTTCTTTCTCCAAATCTTTGGCAAGTTCGTCATTACGATAAAAATCTTTATCGAAGAAACCAAATTGCCCACTATCAACACCACCAACAAAATTCATAATATCAACGTTTGCCTCTGGCTCATTAATATCTTTGTGGTTAATCGATAACAACGCAATACGTTTACCCCAATCGCCCTCATCGGTTACAATAACCTTAGCAACCCAAGTACCATTTTTTACATTCTCAACAATACCTTGACACCAAGTCGGTATTGAATAACAAGGGTCACTACATACAATAGCACCACTCTTAACTTCAAATTCTTTTTGCATAATAAATTTAATTGATTAATAACACCGCAAAGATATAACAATTATTTAATTGACAAAACTTTTTTACAATTATTTTTTAATTATATCTTTGCACCACTAGTTAACTATTATTCTATATACTGAATAAATTTAACCACGTGACGGGAATAACTTCTCCATTGCTTTACGTTGGTTAATCTTTTCAACAATATCTTTCTTGGTTAACCTTTCCACATATTGATACTCCCATGCATCCCACAACGGTATGTGAATTAATTCAACTGGCGACAATGAAGCTACCATATATTCTGCGTAACTATCAGCAACAGGGAATTGAATTATAACCCCAAGGTTTTCATCGGTTACACCCGTATTTGCCGCACGATTAATACACCATTGTTTTAAGTCTTCAATAAATTTTTTGTTGGCCGACTCATACGCGGGAATGTCTTCCCAATTAAAATCAGGAACTTTAATCTCAGCAGGTAATAAAAATACTTTTGCCATAATAAAATGTTTTAATGATTAATAACTCCGCAAAGATATAACAATTATTTTATCCCACCAAATATTTTTTGAATTATTTTAATCCCATAAAACCACTGGACCCCAATCGTACACAAAAGTGTACATAACATGTATATAAAAGAAAATGACCTCCCAATAAAGGGAAGTCACTTTCAGCGTTAAATCAATTAAACTATTATGGATTACTAGTTTCTCTTCTCATGGCTACGCCTCAATTAAATTAAATTCAATTTCCTTGTAACCTTTTGGTACTGTATCATCAGCGCTAATCAAATGGCGCGCCCATGAACCAACCAATTTATTAGGGTCATTACCCCTAAAATCACCACCACCTGAACCGTTTCCGTCACTGGTTAACAATGGCAACGGGTGAATACGATAATCTGAATCACCAACCCATTCAGCAGTTATTCTAGGTACTTTGGTAGTATCAACAAATAACTTTTTGGTATGGTTGATAATAAATTGACAATCTTTTTCATAAGCTATCAATTCTGAACCAACATTATTTTTGTCGTTACAACGCCCATATGTATTGGTTTTACGACCAGAACATGGCTTTGCGTAATCACCACCCCAAACAACAATTTGTGGGTTTCTATAAATAAGGCTTTCAAAAGCTCTTACAAAATTGTTACCAATCCATGAATGCTCCATAAGCTTAAGCCCATTGTCAAAGTCATGTGAATACATCCATTTAATAACTGTTTTTTTGTTTTTAGCCAATATAACTGGCTTGTAATACTGTCCCATAATAAAATGATTTATTGATTAATACTTGGCAAAGATAAAAAGAATAATTTACATTACCAAATAAACTTGATTAATTTTTTCATTTTTATCATAATGAACCTCTAAGGTCCTGTCTTGATAGTTGATAGCAATTATCTCATCATCAACTTTGCCATGCTCATCATCCATTTTATAATCAGAACTCAATCTTTGAATCGTTCCAACTCCATGCGGGATACGTTCAAAAACCTTCAGCTGTTTTATATCATGCTTCTTCTTGAAGCTCTTCATAACTTTGATAACCAAATCATCCGTTGGTATTGGTAAATGTCCCGCCATAATTAATACGCAATTAATTTATTACCTATTGTTTGTAATTTGTCAAACTTCCAATTGTCAGCAACTTTACCGTTACACATCCAATGCGGATATACCCTTGGATTATATGATACCTCAATACCCTTGTCAGTCATATATCGCATTGATATAGATTCACACCATACCCACGCACATACAACCTTCTCACCACCTTTATGAATACTAGCAGCTGTACCTTTCCTGTTATGTAACTGACAATTATATAACACCATGTTATGCTCAGCTGGATTGATAAATTGATAGTCACCGTTTGGATATTCTATTTTCCAATGTTGGTAATGCTCACCAGCACCCAAATGAAATCTAACTTTAATTCTGTTGTCTTTGGCTCTCATAGAAATCGCGTGATGTAGGAAATTGCTCCCTGTGTTTACTAATCAATTCTTTGTACTCCTCCAGCGGTTTAACCTCATCTCGTTTGAAAATATACATACCTTCACCGCCATAACCTGGTTTTGCATATAGCTTATCAGGATTCTCATTGCACACTGGATAACGCAAATCAAAATCATGCGCATAACCATTAATGTGAGATAAACTTGTATCACTCAATTCAGCAAATTTTTTCTTGCTAGTAGTAACACATAACAATTGTAATTCAACTCCCCTGTGATATGTGGTAAGCCCATACGTCTTATGCTTCTTGGTTAACGGCTGTTTAAAACCAAATGCTTCAATACCTTGAACATAGTCAATAACTTCATTCTCCTTACATATTTTGATAGCGTCAGTAAATTTACTTGCACTACCTACAGTCATTCCAAGTACCGTATCTTGAAAGATAGTATACTTATCCAGCTGTGGGTGATTTTGCTCTTGTATAAAACATCCTTTGAACCACCACTCACCAACCTCTATTTGAAACGGTTTATTCATAATTATTATTCTTTAATTGTTTAACAGTACAAAGATAATACTTTATTTTAATATACCAAACTTTTTAATAAAAAAAATTAGGGTACCAGAAAAACTAGCACCCAAAGTCTGCCGCCACTCAATTATAGTTTTCGAAACTCATTTAATTTATTCACCCATTACAAGCTCTTCATTCTTGATAAATTCATAGGTAACAACCGTATTAGAAACTTTAACAATAAAGTCATTCTCACTATAATCATTTTTACCTTTGCTACCTGCACCTGTAAGATTTTTATAATGCAATCCAACAACAACATTTTGCTTGTCTTTAAACCTTAAATCCGTTTCATCACCATTGATAACCTCAAAACCCATATACGTTTTTGGCAATGCTTGATTTTTATTCAATCCAAACACAACCGCAACATTAAAACCACGCTTCAATAACTCCAAAGATTTTCCATGATTATTTTCAGAACGTGAAAACGTTAAATGATAATTAGAATAGTTAACTTTGTCAAATCTTAAATGATTTTTTGTATAATCATAAAATTGTACACTTGGAAACAACTCGAATATATTCTTATCGTCAACAACCTTAAATTTCTCAAATGGAATATCACTAGTACCATTTAATCTAATTGCAATATCCCACTTAGAACTATGCAATCTAACAATAGTCTCAATTTCACTCTTCAATTGTAACATGAAATTTTTTCTATCAGCCAAATAATATTCTGTCTTGTTTAATTTACCAGCTTGAACACCAGTAAATCTAGCAGCACCGCTACCAAATAAACAAGCCTTGGCACAACCCTCTGTAGCATGACTACATAAATTTATTCCCTTGGAATTTTGTGTGTGTGGGGCTAAATACAATATAGCAGTCTTAACACCCAATTTTTCACCCTTAACAGTCTTCGCATTCTTAAAGCTCAATAGCTTTTTTGGTACATTGTAACTCATAATAATAAATGTTTAATTGTTTAACAGTGCAAAGATATAACAATATTTTAAACCTGCAAACTTTTTTACAATTATTTTTAAATTATTTTTTACATCCAACCTTGTTTCACTATTTCTGGCCTGCCGTTTACCATGGACCAATGCTCAAACCATTCTCCCCATTCCCCGCGGCGATGACGATATACACACACTTCATTGTCATTGGATATTTCTAACAGGTCCCTCATCCGACGCTTTACTTCAGCATAGGTACCAAAGCTTTGTTGCAGCTTGCCGTTGGATATCTTGAAATTATTCTCATCCGAATAATTCCTAACCACATTTACATACACACTAGGTTTAAAACTTCTGGCCATAATAAACATTATTTAATATTAGGACGCAAAGATAATACATATATTTGTAACCACCAAATTTATTTCATTTACTTTAAATAATCCTTAACTCTTCAGGTCCCTATTGCAACATCCAAAAAATCTTCGAATCTTTGCAGCATGATTCTAACCCACATATATCCCATCCTATTATGATGGAGTCTCATCCCAGCAGCATGCACACCCGCGTAGCGGGCCCAGACACAAATGTGTACATAGGGAAAATATTTTTTAAGTAGTATTTACTTTTTGTGTCATATTACACATATTTATAATAAAACTGTAATATGAAATACAATGAAAAGAAAAGATTGCAATTAGGTCTAAGAAGACTTTATACTGGGGAGGCGCCTAGCAAAGAGTTATTAAATTTAATAGGTACCGATAAGGATACCTTTGTTAACCATGTTAACGCTTATAGATTGTCTGGGATGACGGATGAGAATTTTGGGAAAGAATGGACACTGGACCATATAGTACCAGTAGATATCTTTGACATTTCTGATGAGCAGCAATTAAAGCTTTGTTATAACTATCATAACATAATGCCCATGTTTCTAAATGACAATAGAATAAAAGGTGCGAGCTCGCACTTCAGCTTGATTAAATTAAACCACATGAAAAATAACCCTAAACTAAACAATGAGATGGTCAATAAATTAATCACCGAGTGCGAACAACACAACGATAAAATATACGCGAAATACCTAGTTTAAAAATTTTCTGGAGAAAAAGTTGTGAGAGTAGATGAAGCATATAAAGCTTTCTATACTTTTCTAATACTATATAGTTTACCACTATCTACCACCCTTTCCCACCATTTACCATTTTATGAATCATTTTAAGGCCTGATTTCTTTTAAAATGATATCATATACCTATTTTTTGTTATTTGCCCTTAAAAAGCTCATACGGGCTTGTAGGTGTACTTATATTATATATAGAATGTACACAAATGTGTACATACAAGTTATATTATTCTTCTATATTAAAAAGATAATCAACAATAATATATATACATCCAAGTAATGTTATTATAGGAATAGTTATTGGTCTAAGTATTTTTCTCATGTGTCATAATCTTATTTGTTTTTAAATTGTTCAGGATATAAAATATTATATCTTCTAGTAATACACCATTTAGCATACATTAAAGGAATGCCCCAGAACTTATCTAATACTGGTTTTACAAATCTTTGCCCTTTATAATCTCCACTTAATAAATAACTACCATAGCTATAATCGTGGTCTATGTTCCATTTTATTATTTCATTCATAATCCTTTTTCTTTTTATATTGTTCAAACCATACTTCAAAACTTTCATATACTGGTGGCATATTCTTTTCAAAGATTAATGCTTGTCTTGATTGCTTAAATGCTTCTTTTAAATCTTCCTCGCTATACCTTCTCTCTTGTTGTGAGATACCAGCATCATACCCTTCACTAAATGTATTAATGTTTTCAAGTTCACATTTACATCTTTCATCTAATCTAATACTATCTTCATCAAGTTTGTCTTGCTCTTGTTGCCATTTAGCACCAAACACACTTCCTCTAACATAAGCATCTACTTCATCTCCATAATAAGATAATTGAGCTTGTTTTAGAGCAGCTTCTTCAAGTGTTTCAACTATCTTAATTTTAGAGGCTATTTCTTTAGCATCATGTAAATTATCATAATTGAATTGTTGCTTTTGTGCCTCTTCAAGAGTAGTTTCTTGTTGAGGTTCTTCAGGTCCGCAATCACAAGTTGTAGTATGACCACAGTAGCATTTTGTTTGTTCATACAGTCCTAACTCTTCATCTGATTTCATTATATCAATTAAATGTTGTTTAGGTTCTTCACTTGGAATTACAACTCTATATTCCTTCTTAACATTGTAAGCAGGCATTGTCCAATTAATCTCAACATCCTCACAACTTGGATTCTTAACAAACCATTCTAAAAACTCATCATCAATAGCTTGTACACCATTTTTGATTAAGTCTTGGTCTGTAGTCATTATAATTTTTTTACACATATTTCCATTGTTCATATATGTGTGGAACTTTCCAGCAGCAATAGTATCTTTGTTAATATAGATTGGTGAAAATATATGTCTTGTTTTATTGTAAATATCAATAAAATATAAACCAATTGAATATTCTGTAACTATTTCATCAGAAGTGATGTAGATGTTTTTACATTGACTTGAACGAACATTACCACTATATAAATCTAATTTTTTAGTGGTTGAGTTATATACTAACCTACTTGGTTTATCTGTTGGTAATATGTGTATGTTTTTCATAAACAACTAATTGTTACTATATTATTATCGTAATCATAATGTACGTTTTTCACATCATAACTTTTGCTATCATGTGTAAATCTTTCTCCTTCTCTTGGAATTATTTTCCAAAGAGATTTAACCTTTATTTTCTCAGTAGTATAATCTCCTACTATTTTACTGTGAATTTTAAAAACTATTTTCATAATCTACTTGGTTTAGGTGTTGGTAATACGTGTATGTTTTTCATAATTTATATTTTTTATATTCTCCTTGTTTATAATAATACAGTACATCATCGTGTTTTCTGAACACAACATCATCAGGACAGTAGTATATAGTATCTCTAACCAATATTTTCTTATTGATAATAGTGTATTTTACTTGGTTAATTGTTATTGATGATTTTCTTATACAGATTGTAGATTGAAACAGTATTAGTAACAAGAGTGATAGGTTAATCACTATTATTCTTTATGAAATTCAACTAAATATCCTTTTGCAATCAGCACTCTTAAACACTTATCATCTTCATACAATTGAAGCATCACTGTTTTACCTTCTTCTGTTAAACATTCTATTAATTGATAATTCATACCATTTTCTGATACACCTGTAGTAACATCTCCTATTTGATAATAAGTGTATGTGTTACCATTTGGAAAATAGAATTTAACTTCTGATTTTCCTTCAGGGTTAAACACGACAGTGGTTTCTTTATACACCCATTCACCTACTACATCATCTTCTTTTGATATCATAGATGTGTATTTTTTTACAAAGGTTGAATTCTCTTGTGCAATACATGCAAAGCTGCTCAATAGTAGTAGAGCTCCTAATAGTAATTTTTTCATAATAGTTTTTCTATTTGGTTGGTTTTTGTATTAAACAGCAAATTATCACCCACGTATTCGTATAGGGTTCCGTTTCTCTCAATGGTTTTGCCATGTTTTTTTGCTTTGGTTATTTCTTTGAGTGTTGTTGATGTATCTTCACACCAATATCTTTTGGGTTGTTTTGCCATGATTTATTTTGTATTATGGGACAAATATACCACATTGTTTTTATATATGCAAATTTATCTTGCATAATATATTTGGTCTTTTAAATTACTTTCATGATAATAATACCTTACCCATAAACCAAATTGTTCACCATTGATATAATTACCCATATTGCATAGATTCCCATTTGTCCAATACCATTCCCACAATCCGTGGCGTTGGCTTCTTCTATGTGGTCTTTTATCTTGCATAGTAATCAAATTCTATTCCAAGTTCATCAAAAAAAAGATATTCTACCAACCCTTTTATTTCGTTGTTTACATAATTACATTTATAGTAGAATTCTCCATTGGTTTGGTGCCAATATCCTTGTGCTCTTGCTTGTCCATCTGTTTGGTTTATTTTGTTATCTTGCTGCATATTGTTTACGTATTTTATTATTAAAATTGTGTTCAAAATATCCATACCATGCTCCGTTTATATAGTTGATTCTAAAAGATGGTTGACCGTTTCCATGGTATATTTCCCAATAACCATGCGCTTCACCTTGTTCGTTAAGTGGTTTTTTATCTTGCATAATAACTTTTACCTATTGTTTTAATTTGTGGATAATTAGATTCACAGTATCCTATGAAATCATTATTGACTATATTTACTTTATAATCTAATACGCCATCATCAAAATATTTTTCATAAAAACCACATATTTCTCCGTTACTGTATACTGTTTTAAAAGATGGTTGACCGTTTTCATGATATATTTCCCAATAACCATGTCGTTCACCTTGTTCGTTAAGTGTGTTTTTATCTTGCATTATATATTAAAATAAGAGGGTTAGAAGATTTAATTTCTTCAAGACCTAATATAACACCATTGACATAGTTTCGTTTAAAATAACGTAGTTTATCGCTACTGTATTGTTCCCAATAGCCATTTCGTTGACCTCGTTCGTTATATGGTTCATTATCTGGCATAGTATGTTTTGGTTATTCGTTTGGTATATAAATTTTTTGCTTCACGGAAACCACATCGTTCACCGTTAACATAGTTTGTTCTAGAACATAGACCACCGTCATGCCAATATAGAATCCATAGTCCGTGTCGTTCGCCTTGTGCGTTATGTGGTTCTTGTCCTTCTCTATGGTACATGATAAAATATTTCTCCGTTACCCCATTTTTCATGTCCGTATTCCACACCGTTGACATAATGACATTCATACCAGAAAGTACCATCTATCTTGTGGTATATTACCCAATGACCATGACACTGTTTTTTTTCGTTTAGTGGCGCTAAGCTTTCTTCATTCATATATCTTATTGAGTCCTGCATAATGCAAATATACAATTTATTGTTTTATCTTGCAATAAAACTTTTATTTAGATAAGAATTGTTTTGTGTTATCCAATAACCATATACACGACCATGGATATAATATCCTTTGCTATATACATTATCAGCGTAAATGGTTTCCCAATAACCGTGACAGTCATTATCTTTGGTGACTTGATTTATTTTATTTTGCATGGTATTCGTTAGAGATTAATTTTGTTTCTCTAATATATTGATAGTGGCCGCATATGGTGCCACCAATATATGTTTGTTTATACGATGACAAGCTCCATTGGCATGACCAATCACCGTGTCGTTTTCCGTTCTTGTGACTTAGTTTATCTGGCATAATATTTTCTAAAAAGTTTTTCATTCTCACACAATTCCCATAGACCAAATCTAATACCGTTTAGGTAATGACCCTCAAAATAACCTTCTTTAAGAACCAAAGACCATGGGCCATGATGTTGTCCTTTATCGTTAAAATTTCGTTTACCTCGCATAATATTCTCTATCTTCTCTTCCATGCCAATCAAAGAAATAGTATCCGTAACGGACTCCGTTGATGTAATTGGTTATATACCATAAACTATCGCTGCACCAATATTTTTCCCAATACCCATGTTTTTGACCTAATTCATTATATGGCGTTTTATCTAGCATAGTATTCTTTTTTTGATGAACTGTTAGACCAGTCCCAATATTCAAAACAACCATATTCTAAACCGTTTATGAAGTATCCGTTAAACCATAGTCTATCGTTGCTGTGGTGTATTATCCAATACCCGTGGGCTTGTTTTTTTTCGTTATGTGGTTTTTTATCTTGCATAGTATCGATTATCTAGTTGATTATCACCAAAGTGGTGTTCACCATACCCATGAAATTGACTATTTATGTAATTGATTATGGAGATTAACTTACCGCTATTCCAATATCTTTCAATCTTACCGAAAGCGTAGCCATTTACATATAACCCTTTAAATTCCAGAACACCATTAGAGGCGTAATAAACTTCCCAATATCCGTGTTTTTGACCTTCTTTATTTGTTGGTTTTTTATCTTGCATAATATTCTAATACTAACAATTTACCGTTATGGTTAAAATTTTGATATAACCCGAATGCGTTTCCATTAATATAATGTAGCTTATACCATAGAGTACCATACATAGAATGGTAAGCTTCCCATAATCCATGTGCTTGTCTATTTTTGTTAAATGGTTTTTTATCTTGCATAATATCTATTTTGGTCTAAATTACCGTTTGGGTCATATACCTTGCTATGACCAAATCTAAATCCGTTAATGAAAAATGAATGCCATCTTATGTTGTTGTTACTCCATAAGTTTATCCATTCTCCATGACGTTCTTCATTAGCGTTACGTAGATTAATTTTATCTTTCATAATAAAAAAAGGGTAGCTTTTGGCTACCCTTTGGTGTTTGTTAGTCCCAAGCGTTTTGTAGCTTTTTGGTTACTGGGTTCAACTCTTGTTGAACGTACTTGATAACGTGAGGTGCTTCTATTGCTATGGTCCCGTGTTCTCCGTGCAAAACTTGGCTGTTTTTACCAGCTTTGATTTTAAGGATGTTCTCATCGATTTTTTCAACTTCTACAACGTTAGTCATTGTGTGTGTGTTTGTACTTGGTTCAAGCACGATAGTCTTCTGATTTCCCATGTTTTTATTTTTAAATGGTTTGTTATAATTACAATACAAATATACTACTTAGTTTTTAATTGTGCAAATTTTTATCGACAATAATAACTTTTTATTTTTGGTCGACCTTCAAACCAGCAAGTTATTTCACTATATCCATATGCTACATCGTTAACATAGTGCGAAGTTTCCCATGGTCGCCCATCATCACGATAGTCTTGAAATGGTCCATGTAGTTGTCCTTTTTCGTTTCTGGTATACTTATCTCGCATAGTATTCTTCATCTTCAATATCGTTATTTTTGTTTCTCCATATAAAGTACCCATACTTTACACCATTAAGATAATAACCTATATAGAAAGCAACATCGTTGGACCAATATTCTTCCCAATGTCCGTGTTTTCGTTGTAATTCGTTATAGGGTCTTTTATCTAGCATAATATTTTTCATCAATTTCTTTGGTGAATTTTGTATAAATAAATTGTTTAGAATAACCATGAGCTCTATCATTGATGTATGATTCCATAAAGTTAAAACCACCATCAGCAAAATGTTTTATCCATTGTCCGTGACGTTGCCCTTTTTTGTTTCTTGGTATAACATCATTTTGATAAACATATTTTCTAGGTTCTCCATTTTCGTTTTTTGGTTCTAAATTATCTGGCATAATAATTATTATAATTTCCATCAATAGAACCTCTACCAAATCTCAAATGATGTCCAAATCGTTCACCGTTGATATATGGTCCAGAGAACCATAGCTCACCATTTGGTGAATATACTTCCCAATACCCATGACGACGATTTAGTTTGTTCTTGGGTCTCTTGCATTTTGGTTGTTTATATTGCATAATAATGTTTACCTTTTGATTTTAAACCTAAATAATAACATTCATAGTACCCATGTCGAACAGAACCAACAAAAAAAGCTTTGTACCATAGTTGACCACCATTGTAGTATAGTTCTCTATAGAAGCTTTTATCTGTTAATATTATTGTTTTATTTTTTTCCATAGTTTTAAAAAGAAAACCACACACCAATTACTAGCGTGTGGTTTTCAAAGGGAATAAAAAATTTATTATGATTGTGCTACTAACAGACCAAAGTATTGTTCTTTGGTTAGTGATACCATTTCACCTTCTGGTTTCACATCTTCATCCATTTCAGTAAGCAAGATATCACCTTGGCGTTTCAATGCTTTGATATGTGGAATGATGTTTTTGTGAACGACAAACGTTGATGCGATTGCGGTAAGTGGGTCGTCTTTGTATTGGTCGTCAATCCATAACCAATGTTCTTTGTTGGTTGATGTGCACCAGCATTTTACTGCGTATAGTGATTCATCAAGACCTAACTTCTTGCCCTCGATTTCGTGAGTTTCGTAGATGTTGTCATATTCTTCAACGCCAGTGAAATTACCCTCAGCATCATATTGTCTATGATTAACTTTGACACCATCAGTTTTGATTCTTTTGGCACCCAACTCATTAATCATTTGAGGGATATCGATTGACGAGAATACAAGAGCTTGAAACTCTCTACCATCTAACTCAAAAGATTCTTTGAAAGTAAACGGTTCCACTGTATCATACATTTCAGCAAGGCTGTCGAAGAATTTTACGGTTTTATCGTAATCCTCTTCTGATACTTCTTTAAGACCAGCGATTTTATGTTCTGGGTATCCGTTAAGAAAAATGTTTTTCTTTACATTGATGAAACGATTCATAAATCTTTCATAGTTTGTATGAACACCTTTAAGGTATTTTACCAATTCAGTTGGGGTACAACCTACCATTTGTTCTGTGTCAGTTTCGAAGTAGACACCATTGAATGCTGTGAAAATAATTTTCATATGTTATTGTTATTTAATTACTGTGCAAATATACTATATTGTTTTTATATGTGCAAACTTTTTTAACTATTTTTTATCAACTCAGCAATAAGTTTGCTTTTTTCCAAGATTGATAAGTCTTTTTTCTCTAACAATTTAATGGTTGTGTAAACCTTATATTGTTCTTCATCAAATTCAAAATTACCAGTTTCACTTAACCAATCAATTTTGGTTTGAATCAAATCAATTTTAGATTTCAACGAACTTTTTTCAACATCTAATTCTTCCAAAGTTATTGTTTTATCAATTTCATAATCATAAACCCAACCAGAATCTCTACCGCAAATACTTTTGATATAATTTTTATTGCATTCAAAAGTTGAGGTGATGATAAACTCTTCGTTTTTGCCCATGTGAATGTTATTTGATGTTTGTTTACCCACTGGGGTACATTTTTTTAATTTAATTGTTTTTTCCATTTTTATTTTTACGTTAAAAAATTTAATAATATTGCGTTTTATTTTATTGTATGATTTCATTACTCTATTGTTATTTTTGTTTTGTCATGGTATTGGTGAGCATCGTAGCCATCGATTCCATTTTTTTGGAAATCAGCATCGTTTAACCAATATACTTTACCATCATCTTTTGCACATTTAATGATGTGTCTGGAACCTGTGTTCCATATGGTATAATTGCCTTTGGGTAGTCTTTCAACGGTACCCATGTCGTTTTTATCTCTAGGAGCGTTGCAGTTAACTAGTGTTATCATCATTCCCAACGAGAATAGGAACACTATTGCAAATGTTTTAATTTCTTTCATTATAATCGATTGTTTATAGTTAACACTTCAACCAACTCTGGTCTTGTTTTAGTTCTACATTGTGAGCATGTGCATTTTTCCCCTTCTCGGAATCTACCACAACCAACATTGAATGTATAACCTTCTTTGATAGTTTCATCAAACCACCCAAAATCAATCCAGCGTTGTAAAGTTTTAGGGTTGCTTATTCTTGTTGTTCCTGAATAGTTTTCCATTATTGTTTTCTTATCATATTAATGATTTCTTGATTGCTTAAATAGTCTACTGAGCGAACATCGTCACCAATTAGTGCGTGGCTTCTACCCATGTTGTATGCTCTGTTTTTGATTGGTGAACCAAAATCATAGTCTAAGTTGTTATCCAATTCATCCATGAATCCATGCATGTAAAAACCCAACAGTTCTTCATCTGAAACTGAGTTCGCTTGCTCAATTGATTCAAGCAAGCGTTCTTTGTTTTTGTCAGACGACATCAAGTGTTCAGTATCATCTAATTCTTCAGCCATGGCTTAATTGTTTTTAAGGTAATGGTCGATGATTCTTTTAGACAATTTAATACAGTAGTTTACGTCTTCTTCTTCAATTGACCCAGTGGTTTCTTTTACCTTGCTCAAATGGTATTGAGTTGCTTGGTGGTTGAAGTCCATTAGTTGAACTAGATTGTCTTTTTGTTCTGACAGTTTCTCATTCTTTGAAACAAGGTTGTTGATATCTCTAGTGAGTCTATCTCTAAGGTCTTGTTCTGTTGGTTTTGGTTTATGTTTACCATTACCTCTTCTATCACTTTTTCTTTGGTTAGGATTCTCGCCCATAATTATTATTTTTAAAGTTATACAAATATACTAATAAAAAATCAATCTTGCAATTTTTTATATTTTTTTATTGTCAATATATTCACCAAACAGCATCATAATGTAACCAACAAATGGTGTTGGCAACGCCCACAAGAAGTTTAACCATGAGGTCCAAGTTGTTCCTTGTGTTATTAATGTATATAATTGAAGAAACATACACGTTGCAAATGTAATACAAACTATCGTTAGTAGTACTAGAAACGCTCTAATCATTTTATTTTCCATGCTTTATGTATTTACGTTTTAATTTAGTTTGTTGTTTGTTTAACACTATGATGTAACGTTGTCCGATACTGGTTTTATACACTTGGTATCTTACATCATTTTCATAATACCATTCGTTGGTATAAGAATGTTCATGTATTCTTTTTTCAACATCACAGGACAAAGATAACCAGAATAAACATAAGAATAAAAATATTTTTGTTAACAAATTGTTAATTCTCATATTAATAAAAATCAATTTTGTTTGCGAACATTTGAACCACAACGTTTTCTGGAATCTCATATTCTTCGATTTCGTTTGCTATGTCGTTTATGTGACCAGCGATTCTGGTCAACGCTTTGTTGATAGGAACTGAATACTCTATGATACCTCTAAGACCATCAACGACAGTATCAAGGTCTAGGTCTTTAAACTCTTTGGTTTCATTATCGTAATTGTCGTAGACTTCGTAGTGGATAACAGACTCAGGTTCATCTTTTGGAACCAAGTTGTATTGAATAGCAATTGGTCTATTTGAGTTTTCAAGGTCAAATTCAATAAACATTGATACTATCAATATACCTAGATAAACTTCTATGGTACAATCACCATCAAAAGAAAATCTAAATTGTTCGTCGTTTAATTTATTGACTATGTCGTTAATCGTTGTCATTTTAGTTTGGTGTTATTTACCGTTAATACATTTAATATCCTTTACAACAAAATTAGTAAACGCGTTAATGAAGAAAGACTCCTCAGCATCTTTAAGTTGGTAAGTAAAGCTAGTCCCATCAAGACCGTTTACATATTTGATTGAAGTTAGTGGATAATTTTTAAGAACATAAATGTCTGATACACTTGCATAGAAATTGGTAATTCCACCATATTCATCAATTATGTTGTATGCTTTTAACATAACTGTTTTTCTACCAGAAAAACGAATTATTAATTTATCAGTTTTGCTAGATTTTCCAATATTAAGTTTAATAACCGAAAAACCATTTGGTATTGGGTTGATTGTACTAGTTAGGTATGTTGGTACCATAGCAAACCACTTAGTTTTAGTTTCATTGGAACAAATAAGCCCAGTTTTTGGTTGAAAAGTAGAACTATCCAAACAGTATTCAACAACAAATTCTGATTGTTGTGAGTTGATATTTTGCGATACAAGTAATATCGTTAATAATGTGAATATTTTTTTCATAATTTAAAGTTGAGGGAATTCTAATAAGAATTCAACACTATTCATATCATTCAAGGTAATCAACTTTGTTACAGTTGATGTATCTTGTTTGATGACGATGTGTTGAAAACGTTCGTATACTTTGTAGTCGATAGCCTCAAACTCATGAATAAACCATCCATGGTCTTGTAGTTTTTGAATATCGTCTTTCGTAAACCAACGCCATAGTTGTTCTAGACTTTCGGTTGCAGATAACCAACCCACAATTTCTGGGTCGAAATCCATAAGTAATTCATTGTTGGCACAGAAATTTAAATCCTCATGGATAAGCCCTGTGAAGTTACCTTTGTAATCGTACCAAAGGCCTTGTAATGTGTGTTTATGACACACTCTGTAGAATTTCTTTTTCATAGTTAGTCGATTTCGACATATTGTAACTGATAAGAACATCCAAAGATGACATCTTGAATCAATACAAGTCTAAGTTCTAATTTTTTCATACCGTTTTTTGTTAATCTATAATATGCTGACGCTTCGTAAGTCATTGACTCACCGCCCAACATAGATAAAAGTTTATTGTTGCTCATTGTTACTTTATTTAATAATGTAATCGTTGCCATACCATGAACTGGTTCTAACCCACATCACTTGTGGTTTATTCAAACTATCTTTCACATTTAGCTTCCAAATATATTCACTTTTGTGAACATAATTGAAAGGACTACCAATATTGGTCAATTGCCAATCTTCATCAACTATAGTATAGTTATGGTCAGTAGTCCACTGATGAATTTCTTTTTGTTGGTTATTGAAATGGTTTACGTTAATTAACCACGCAATACATATAGCGATAGGTATTAACACAAACACCAAATAAATTTTTATATTTTTCATTTTATTCGTCTTCTGGGTCCAATTCAGAACCTTCTTCGTAGGTTATTGGTGCATATTTTTGTTGAAACTCACGTTCATAGTCGTGTAGTGCTTTAAGTGCGGCACCACTATTCTGCCAATCTTCTGGAAAAGGTTTAGCTTTAGAACCAAAGCTTACGATTTGTTGAGCAATTACTTTACCTGATTTGCTTCTTATAGTAAATTTGAAATCCTTTTTTGACATTTTAAATTGTTTTACAGTACAAAGATACTAATTAATTTTGGATTACCAAATTATTTATCATCTTTTTCGTGTTCAACACCAAATATTTCCACTAATAGTTCAAAAAGACCAACAATAATAGCCATAGCTATTGCAAATAACAAAATTATAGCTTCTGGTGATATGATTAGTATTATTAGTAATATCAATAACCAAATCATAGTGTATCGTTTTTAAAGTATAACCAGTAAGGTTTATTTTCACTCATAATATTACAATTTACCTTCTTGTCCTGATAAGAAATCCCCATCAACTTCTTTCCAATTATCTCTAATCCATCTAGCCACGTGAATAAAACCTGATTTGGCTTTGGTGAACTGTTCAGCAGTAAGACTGCCCTTCTCTGACACAATTCCAAAAGCAAATCTCAACCCATTGCTTAGCATCGCTTCATCACTAAAGTTAAGCGTTTTTAACACTGGTGTGTTGTCTGGGTCTGGAACACTACCAACCTCTTGTAACGCTGACATGGCGTGGTCGTTTAATTTTTTAAACAACTCTTGACCCTTTAATTTTTCAGCGACCTCTTTTAATTTGTCGCTTTGTACCACGATAGCCATTGGTTCAAATTCACCACCATTTTTCAAATTAGGACAATCCTTGATTGTGAACCAACCCGTTTGGTTTTCTTTAGCGTATCTTGTATTGTTTGGATGCAACATCACTTGTTCAAAGTGTTGTTCATCACCATCTTCTACTTTATAACGTACTTCCCAAGTTCCCTTGTTGGAAATATATTGTCCATTTACTTTGCTCATATTATTATTTATTTAAACCATTCAGGTGTTTCTCGGTTTTTCCAAACCGCTATTTTTCTTTTCTCTGTTCTATAATATTCTCTATAGCTATCCACAGCATCACCAACCTTGCATTCATCTGGCATAGCCAAAACAAATGGTGTTAAATCATCCATGTATTGTAATTTAGGTTTGTGTGTTAGACACCATTCAATTACATCTTGTGACTTATGTCTTTTCTCGTAACGATACGTGTATTCTTTACATAATTCAAGACCTAAATCACAAAGCCAAATATAGTTTTCAATACATTCTCTGGCCCATATAGCGCTTGGGTGATTTTTATGTGATAGTTTATAAGGAATCTCATAACCAGATTCTACTACGTGGTGAACACCACATAGCAATTGTGCATATTCAACTATCATCTTGGTACAATGGCGATTTACATGGTATTTTGCACATTTTTTAACATCTAAATCTAAAACGAATATGTTCATAATTTTAATTTTTATTATACAAAGATACTATTTTATTTTAAATTACAAAATTAATATCTATATTTTTTAAAAATATTTTCAGAATTTTTTGTTAATTTCACAATACCAGATAAAATTAATTCAATTATTTTTTGTTTTGTAACATAGCATACAACACAATAGCTATTCTGTTTCTAAATTCAACTTTTGTTTTCATTTTGCTTATTTTAGTTATTAATTTAAAATACCGTTAGCTACAATGCTTTAAGTAGTTGTTTAAAATACCAAGTATGTTATCCGCACCTACGGGATTAGCAGAATGAACGTAAAATATAGGTAACGATTGATTGTTATCAATACAATAATCGACAAGCCATTTAGCACAATCCATTCCCGTTTTTTCTTGATAATTTTGTGCGTCTTGGTATTCTTTGCTAATTTGGTAATCGTGCCAGTATTCTTCGGGTGTATAATGTTCATCCGCTAAATCGTGGTCAAAAGAAATTATCTTTGGTAATCCGTGTTTTTCAATCCATTGAACAAATTGCTCATAATTTAAAACCCAGTCAATTATTAGATTTTCTTTTGGAACTCTACCCTCAATATTTATAAAAGGGTTTCTTAAATCATCGAGCCATAATATCCTATCCGCACTGTAGCTAACAGCCATTTGGCAAGATTGGGTATCGGAATTTTCAACAGCACTAAAAATTTCATAGCTAGATTCGCGTTCAATTGGGTTCTCATCTGTTGATTTAGAAAACGACAACAACAAACGTAACTCAGCCAATTGGCTATAGTCCATTTTTTTTGAAGCTTTGCTAAGTTTAATACCATTACCATCGTCAACCATTTTTAGTAGCTTAGTGCCACGTAAATCAAGTCTCCAGAATTCAGCATCTGAATAGAATAGTGTCAGGATTCTACAACCCTTTTTGTTCTTTGATTCCGTAATGGTGTATTCATGCTGACCATCCAGCATCACAATATATTTCTTTTCCATTTTTATAATTTTTAATAGTCGTCTTCGTAACCACAGGTTGAACATTTGTAATATGTTTTGTGACTATCATTACCAGAGTAACGCATAAGACTTTCATCATCCTCATCTTTGTGGGTGCAAACATCTTGGAAACCTTCTATCGCTTTTGTGAAACCTTTAATTTGATTTGTAGTATCATCATATTGATAACGTAACAAACCTATAGTTTCTGTTGCACATGTTGGGATTTCTTTACCTTTGTAAAATTTTTCTAACCCACCTAGCGCTTTCCAAATTTCTGATTGTTTTTCAACCAAATTTTGTTTCTCTTCTTGAAGTTTTTTAATACTTTCTTTCATATTTTTTAATTTAAACAAACCAATGGTAAGTCTTTAATTTTAACAAACGATTTCATTTCCATTGAATCTAGAACTGACACCGCTATTTTTATGTTTTTAAAAACATAATCTAACTGAGTATCCATGAATTTCATTTCACTAAGCATTTCTGGGGTTAAATAACCGTCTTCTTCTTCCGTTAACTTGATTTCATCCAAAGAATATTCTAAGTCTTCAGCAACTTCTAAAAGTCCTTCTAGGAAAACAACTAAGTCTCCGTATTTTTTCGTTTTTAAATGCTCAGCTGAAAATAATTTTGTGTTTATTGTGCTCATGATGTTATTATTTTGATGCAAATATACAACTTATTTTTTAACTACCAAATTTTTTTTTAAAAAAATTGAGGGCCAATAAAATTAGTCCTCAGGATTTTCTTCGTTAGCAACTGCCCACCATACACAACCAACTGAAATCAATATAGTCATTATATAAACAAACCATAACTGACCAGATGTCGGCTCAAACGATAAGTAGTTAAAATCTTTGAATGATTTGTAGTGCCAGTGAGTGCTTATACCTTTCATATAAGCGTTGTAAAAGGCTTTCTCATCTTTAACTGGTGCTTCCATCAAATCTTCTCGAATGTCTATTAAAACTCGCTTATTATCGCACCATGAAAAAGGTTTAACCCATTCAATGTTACCTAAATTATCCAGACCAACGCAAACGATAATTTCATTCTGGTTCCCACCATCCCAATACGCTTCTTGCTGGAACGCAGTACTGATATCTCGGTTCTTATAGAACAGTGTAAACACTTTTACTTTATATTTTCGACCATACGCACCATTTATATAATCAAGGGTTTTAATGATTTTACCTTTTGATTTTGAATTTAAGTCTTTAATTCCGATAACACTAGATTGATAATTATAATCAACTACCTCTGGGTATTCATATAAACCAGAAGTTTTGGCTTTTTCTTTTTCAATAGTTGGGTAATTAAACGCCGAGTGATTTGATTTTAAGATATTAGTAAAAGATTTAGTGTGTGTTGTTATTATGGAAGTATTAATATCTCTATCCCAAAAAATTCTGTACATATCACCATCTTTACCACAACTACCACGATAATTAATATCTCGATTTAATTCAACAAACTTAGGGTTAGATTTCCATTGTTTTATCAACGACTTGTACTTTGTTTCACTAATACTAATTTCGTTTCCATCAGAGTCAATCATAACATAATATTCTGAATTGTAATCACAATAAGAACAATCATAATATACAGTATGTGTTGTTCTATGCTTACCAGTACCAGTGCTGTAGGTTCGACTACATGTTTTCTTAACCCATGTTTGCCATGGCTCGTAATACCTAGCTTCGGTTACAATAAAACCGTTGTATTCCACATCTTCAAGTGTTATTGATTTCATTGTATAATACGATATAAGTATAAACAACGCACTACCAGCAACTGGTATAAGAATTTCCCACCAAACTATTTTGTTTTTAAACAAAACCCATCCTATCACAGCGGCTAGGATGGGGATTATAAGTGCATACCAAACCATTATAGGTCTAGTTTTATGTTATCGTCTTTTCCAGTTTTCATCACTTCTTCTGTAAGTGAAGATTTGATAGGTGTGTATTCCAACTTGGTGCGTCCGTAAAAAACGTTATAGAACGAATTTGGAAACTTTTGTATCAAATTCTTGTGTTGTCTAACAACATCTTGCAGAACTTTTTCTTCGTTAAAGAACCCTTCACGTTGTGCTTCAACAGCACGTGATAAATCTTTATACAAGACACTAACTTCGGAATAATTTGCGTTTGGGTTAGATTCGGTTATCCATTTCATAAACACACCCTCAGAGTCTTTACGACCTTCCATGATGATGTTAATGTTTTTTCTGAATGATTCATCATTCTTAACAGCAATTTGAGATTTCTGAGAAATCACTTTGTACATTTTATCGTAGAATGAAGTTCTTTCATCTATTTTTTGTTCAAAGGTATTTCTTAAGTCAATTTCATTGTTTGAAAACGAGATAAAGTTACCGATGAATACGAACAACATAATTACACCTAATCCAATTAGACCAAATTTGATTAATGTACCGTTACTGAATTTGTTTTCCATTTTGTGTGTTTTTAAAGTTTTTAAATTAGATTGCAAATATACATATAATAATATTAATGTACAAATTTTTTATTGATTATTTTTTCTTTTTTTCTCTGAGTCGTAATAATGCTTGTTGATTGTTATCTTTGGGAATCCATGTAACATAATTGCAACACCAACAAAACACAAGGCAATTCCACCTAACGCATATAATGTTTCCATAATTAATCTTGTATAAAATTAAAAATAAATATAATACCAATTAATACCGTTAATATTAAAGGTATTAATATTTCTTGACTATGAATAACACTAGATAAACATACGCCAAACGCGATGCCCCACATAAAATTTTTAAATTTTTCTAGTTTCATAATTATTTCTTTTTATTAATTATAGATTCGGTTTGTTGTTTAAACGTTTTTACAACCGCGCTAATTTTACGACAATCTTCATCGGTAAAATTATCCCCACCACCTAATAAATCTTTGATAGTTCTATCTGATAATTTAACATAAATGTTTCTAACTTCATTCAAATCAATCATCGCTCGTTGTAGAGCAGTTGCTGGAAAATCTTGTTTTTTGACGTCTTCTAGAATTTTTTCTTTACCATAACGTCTAGGTAAAGTTTTTTCTTTTTTAGTTTTTTCGACGATAACTGTTTTTTCGGGTGCTACTTCTACTTTTACTTCTGTTTCTAACTTTGAAGAATAGTTTTCCCCTAATTTTTTAGAAACAAACCCAGAATTCTGTAAGTGTTGGTATCTTTCAGATAAACCTACCCCAGTTGAAATAAGTTTATCAAAAATTTCAAATATAACTTGTTTTGTTTCACTACTTACCGTGTCCCCACCATCTTTAATTAAAAGATACAACATATTAAAAGGTGTTTTAACCTTTTCTTCAAAAATTTCTTTTAACATATCATCAGTTTCAATAACATATAATGAAACCAATTCGTCAAATTTTAAATCAGCAACTTTTTCAAATGTAATACTCATAATTTTTAATTTTTAATTATTGAGACAAATATACAACTTATTATTACAACTACCAAATATTTTTAGTTTTTTTTTATAAAATAAAAAAACCCCGATAAAATCGAGGTTTAATTTGTTAGTTATATGCTTGCGGGTTATCAACTACTTTACCCATTGCCGTTACTTTACTAAGCTTTGGGTGCCTTGTTTTACCATCAGCGTCTGGTTTACCAGATATTTCTTTTGCTGTAATCGACCTATCTGATGCGCTATCAGCGTTACACTTATGTTCGCCACACATAGCACCAGAGGCATCCATTACTTGTGATAACTTAAGAATTCTATTAGAACCTTGTGTTGAATTTTTAATTTTAGTTGAAAGAGTTTTTACTTTTTTCTTTTCCCCAGCATTTAATTCTTCATAATCTTTATCCTCAGATGGTTCATCTTCTTTAGAATTATCCGTGGAAGATTTGTCTTTAGAGTCTTTTTTACTCTCAGAGTTTTTTCCAACTTCACGTATTCTAGACAATAAATCCTCTCTTACTAATTGTTTTATAAAATTTTTATTCATGATATTCACATTTATATATAAATATCACAAAAACCTTAAAAATATTAACTTTGAGCAATTAATTGAATTCTTTTTATTTGGCTCATTTGTATTAGTGATTTAGTTTTCACTTGTCTTACCATCTCTCTAGTCAAACCAATTTCATTACCAACTTCTTGTAATGTCATTGGTTGATAACCATTCATACCAAAAAGCATTTCCATTATTTTTTTGTTTCTTGGTTTAAGTGTTGATAAAGCACTGTTAATTTCTGATTTAACATCAGACTCACCCAATAAATAATCAGTTTTATCATCGTTTTCATCACACATTAAATCAGATATGCTAACACCAGAACCTTCATCAGTTCCAACTTCACGGTCCATGGATTCAATTGAAAAACAATTTAACGAGTCCAATAGAACGAATTCATCAGCTGACATTTCTTTCGAAAATTGATTGATTACTTCTTCAATATCAGCTTTATAACAATTTTTTTGTTCAACAGCTGAAACATACTTATTTAATTTAGATAGCTCGTTTACACGATTTGCTGGAATACGAACACTTTTACCGTAGTTGGAAACAAACTCCATTATAAGTTTTCTAACCCACCAAACAGCAAATGAAATAAATTTATAACCCTTGGTTGGGTCAAATTTCTCAACAGCTTTGATTAAACCGATGTTTCCTTCATTTACCAAGTCTTCCAAGCTTATTTTATCAGTAGCGTATTGTTTGGCAACAGAAATAACAAAACGTAAATTTCTAGTGACCAATTCATCAGCTGCTGATTTGTCACCTTTTACAGCTTTTTCAGCCAAGTCATATTCTTCTTTAGGAGAAAGCAAAGGTATTTCATTAACCTCTCTTAAATATTGTTTAAATGATGAGATTTCTCTGCTAGTAATTTTTTGATTGATTCTAAGTGTTTTCATAGATTTGGGTTTAAATGTTTATTTATTGGGCAAATATAATACTTATTTTTTATTCCCCAAAACTTTTTTTCAATATTTTTTTCATATCTCTATCTAAATCTTTTTCTTTTATAGCTATAGATTTGTCTCTCACGTTTTTACCTTTGGCTAAACCCACAACAATTTTTATAAGACCTTTGTCGTTTAGAACTATATTCAACGGGATTATGGTAAGTCCCTTCTCACCAACTTTTTGTTGTAACCTTTCAATTTCAACTTTTTTAGCTAAAAGCTTTCTATCTCTATTGGTGTTGTGAACATAATTATTGATACCACCATTGTGTGGTGCCACATACATTCCTTTTATAAACAACTCACCTTCTAAGATATAACAGTAAGCTTCACTAATCGATGTTCTAGAATCCTTTATTGGTCTTATTTCAGAGCCATGTAGTTGAACACCACACGATAATGTGTCTAATATTTGGTATTCGTAATAAGCTTTACGATTTGAAATTAAAATTTTATCCATGTCTAATTATTATTGTTAAGAACTATTTTTCTGGCTAACGCTTCACCATTTTGAATTACCAGATACTCTTTACTAGTACCAAGGCAATCAATTGCTATGACGCTATTTGTCATATGCATTTCTCTAATTGTAGTATGACCAATCACATAGGTAAAGCCTTTTACCATATCTTTTAACAACGATGGTATTCTAACCCAAATTGGTGATTGGGTTATATCGTCACCACTTCTGTCTAAGTTTTCACCATATTCAAATTTAAATGATTCCATACTTTCCATAAACTTTACGTTTACCGATTCTTCAATGTTGAATAAATCAATTTCGTTGTTTTCACACCATGTTTGAGTCAACCCAGCATGTGAGAAAATATACTCATCAAAAACATGACATATTTGTAAATGACCAGAAGTTAATGCTGGTTGCAACACTTCGTTTATATCCACAGCAGCATACTGCTGATAACCAGAATAAGTTTCACCACAACCCTTAAGATAATGAAAATCGTGGTTACCGATAATCAATATCACTTTGTCTGGATTTTCTTTCTTAAATGTTAATATTTCTTTGAAGTTTTTAATTTGTGTTGACGCGTCTATGTCTTCTCTAGAGTCGAAGTAATCACCCACAAAAATAAATTTGTCAAAGTCTTCTTCAACTTTGACAATTTTTTTCCATATATCACGACCATGTGTATCGCCTAGCGCAACAATTTTCATACTTAGTAATTTTATACAAATATACTAAATAAAATAATAAAAAGCAAATTTTTTTAGTTTTTTTTATGCGTATGACCAGTTAGATGAATCGTTGTGGTCATCTAGTTCACCATCATTATGATTGTTATTATGATTGTGATGATTGTGATGATTTTCTTTAGGTTTACCACCAACAATGTTTTTAAATCTATTTCTGATTCGACTAGATTTTACAATTATATTTAAAAATTTCTTTTTCATTTTGTTAATTTTTTAATTTTATTAACCACTGTAGTTTGGCTTTTATGTTATATATGTTCAAATTAAAACTTTGTAACCATGTAATAACTCCTCTATATTTATATGCTAATTTTAATTTTCTAACAATACCCTTGTGTGATGTAGGTGACACCTTCATAATCCATGGCATCCAACTTATATCATCAGAAGCAACTATTGGAACTTTAGCTGTTACAAAATCTGCTGTTACTATATTAAAAGATTCAGAAAAAGAAACTTGCATACCAATATCCATTTTAGATGCCGCTTCTAAAAATTCAGCATGTTTATACCATCTATGTTCAACTAACTCGTGTTTAGAATGTTCAAATAATGCTTGAATATTTCTTAACGCGTTGTCACCAGATTGTTCAGTTCTTGTTCCGTTGATATGAAATCTTAATGTTTTATCTATTTGTTCAGCAAACTCTATCGCAGCCATTGCTTGTTGATATGTATTTTTCATTGGTCTAATAGCACCAAAAGAACCAATATCAACAAAGTCTTTGCTTTTCACATGTTTTTCAGGTGTGAATGGTTTCGCTTTATAAATGTTGGGTAAAAAAATAAACTTGCCTTCTGGAAAACAATAAGTTAATTGTTCTGTAAGTTCAGTTGTGTTAGGTGCTATCTCAATTTTTAACTCATTGATAGATGCGTATTGTTTTATCCATCTAGTTGCAATACCTTCGTTGGCCAAAAATGGTGCTTTTGAATGTAGTCTAACTACCCATCTTCTATCCTTATGTCTTTGGATTTGAAATAATTCTTTGAACTTTGCTGGTGGAACCCAAATAGCTTCAATTACAACCACATCTGGGTTAAATTCAGTCACGACTTTATCAATAGAATTTGAGTCAGGCACTGGAGTTATTTTAGCCTCAAAATCGTTTTCATTTAGATAATTAACAACAAAACTGGCAGAATTAAATAAGCCAGAAGTAACACCGTAATAATCTTTTACCTTGTCACATGTTATAAATTGAATACGTTTTTTTGGGGTGATTTCTTTCATCGAAGTTGTTTTATAATAAATATATAAAACAACCTAGAAATAATATTTTTTTTATGTTAATTTTTGTGCCGAGGACTGGATTCGAACCAGCAATAGTACCATACTCACCAACTTTCGTTGACTTCAAGGATTCGAACCTCATCTCCCGTTTTCAGACGGGTGGTTTACCATTTCCCCACCTCGGCATTTTGAGAGGAATAGACCCCTTCACCTCTCATTGATACACGTGTCACCTAGCGTTTATCATGTCCACTCCAAGGCTGTATCTTCTGCCTTTCTAAGTATCTGTGCTGACTAACATTTCGTTTCTTAGAATATACCAAGCAAGTGGCAGAGCAGTTTATTAAACTGATTGTAGTCAGAACAGGATTCGAACCTGTAACTGTGGATTTCCAAGCAGGACCTCGCATGGGCTTTTTTCATTCCACACCCACGATGAAGCTAGTACCTATCTTTTTGCGTCTACCAATTTCGCCACCTGACCTGAGAGGATTAGGTATGGCTCACCCCTCTATAACTGACGTCCTACCTTGACAGTCTTTGTTTTTGGTTAAGAATAGGGTTCACACCTAAAAAGAGACTCACGTTCTCGATAACCCTTAGATTACCACCACCTTTTGCGACTTGTTAACCGATTTTGTTTTGCAAATATACTAACTTTTTAAATACAAAGCAAATTTTTAATTTTTTATTTCTACAACAATTGGTTTGTTTTGCACTTGGTAATTTAAGTTAAGTGTTGATGCGTTTACGAACACACCACCATCTGGGAACTCAAACTTACCGTAAGCTTCATGTATGTGACCACAAACGAATAATTTTAGGTTGGTCATCTCAGCGGACTTCTCCAATAAATAAGGACAGCCAGTTGATACACCTCTAGCAGTCATATCCAAGAAACCTTTCATTGGACCGTGCGTAACCAAAACTTGTATATCTAACGGTATCATATCCCAATGTTTGCAAATATCAGTACCCATTCTGTTAAATGCCCAATCATAGAACCATGGGGTGACTCCACTACCATGAAATTTTAACCCTTCAATTTCTACATTAGTATCATGTAAATAAATTATAGTTGGGTATTTTTCTTGTAACATTTCGTTAACAGCAAAAGTACTAACTTTTTCAAACCAAAAATCATGATTACCTGGAATAAAAATTTTATATTTATAATTTAAAGAATTATACCAACCTAGGAAATCTTCTACTTCTCTTAAGCTACCCCTTCCAGATATATCACCAGCGTGTATTATCATATCAATAGAACCGTCTTTATTATCTAACCAATCTGGTGGTATATGAGAATGTTGATTATGCGTGTCAGAAATTAAAATTATCTTCATTTTTATATTATTTTTATTATTTTATATTAAAACCCACCATAATTACTAGTTACTAATTTTTCAACAGCTTTCTCAACAGCTCTATCATACCATAAGTCGTAACGGTCCATGATATATTCGTAAATAGAAGGTGATTGACTGCCAAATATGGATTCTATCTTGGGTCTATTCAATTCACCATGACCTATCCATGTAACTTTCCAGTTTCTAGGACCCAACGTAACAATTAATTGACTTAGCAAATCATCTATTTTTTCATCAATTATAGTATCTTTATACCATTTTAGTAAATATTCTCTAACAAATTCTTGCTGTTTAAACCCTTCAAATTTCATTTGTGTTTCAAAATCTGAAATTGTTTTATCGTAAGTAAGTTTGTTTGAGTCTAAATTTTTAAGATACTCAACATGTTTTTTTAGTTTTGGTAATATAATCCTTTCATTGTAGTACTCAGAGGCATATTCTAACATAAAACCTTTATTATAAGTAAAATTGTCAGAATATTTTTTTAACATTTTTTCTGAAATGTATTCAAAACCCTTGCTTAAATCCACACTTTTGACAAAGGAATGTAAGTCTTTAACCAAAAATCCTTTTTGTTCTGTAACCCATTTCCTTACAATCTCTATAGCGTTATTATCGCCTTTGCCAAAATCACCTAAAATAACAACCATTTGAGAGTAAAACGACTCCATGCTAAGCATATTATGGTCAATTTTGTCATAGATTAGAAATTTATCAGATAACTGAACAGTGTAGTTTCTGTTAACAAAATTTAAAATGATTTTTTTATCTGTCATAACTTTAATTTTCATATAATATAACGTTTTTATACGTTAAAATAAATACTAAAGATTAATCAAAGATAAATTTATGTTCTTTTTTTCTATATCAACACTTGAAACAATCACATGAACCATATCACCAAGTCTAATTTTATGACCTGTGTTGTAACCTTTTATACAATGATTGTTGGTATCTGCTTGATATGTGTCACCGTTGATATCCGATAGTTTTATGAAACCATCACATTTGTTCTCCAGTATTTCAACAAACAAACCATAATCGGTTACAGAACTAACAATACCTTGAAACACTTTGCCAATATTATCACTCATATAAACACACTGCATGTATTTGATTGAATCTCTTTCAGCTTTAGCAGATTTAACCTCACGCTCAGACAAGTGTTGACATCTGCTTTCAAGTTTCTCAATCTTAGGTAGCGTTGGTTTATTCTCCAAGTACAACCCTAACAATCTGTGTGTTATAACGTCTGGATAACGTCTAATAGGACTGGTAAAATGGCTGTAGTCTTTGAACCCAAGACCATAGTGACCAATGTTTTTGGTTGAATAGTTTGCTTTCTGCATTGTTCTCACAACCAGATTGTTAATCATATCTTCCTCGGCAGTACCTCTTACGTCCGATAACAATTGGTTAAGTGTTCTGGTTGTTTCCTCTGGCGTATCAATACGAATTTCATATCCAAATTGTGATATAAAGTCTTTAAGGTTAGCCAACTTCTCGTCGTTAGGTTTGTCATGCGCTCTGTTTACGTTAGGCAACCCTCGGCTGTTGATGTATTGAGCAACGTGTCTGTTAGCCAACAACATAAACTCTTCGATAAGTTTATTTGAATCCTTCGCAACCTTGAAGTGAATACCAACTGGTTTGTTGCTTTCATCCAACTTGAACTTAACCTCTTGTTTATCAAACGAAATGGAACCTCTTTTGGAACGTTCTTTACGCATCATCTTAGCATATCTATCCAAAGCTTTGATTGATTCAGCTAACGCATTAGCTTCAAACCATTTTGATTCATCTGTTAGTTTTTCTTTCAAACCACATTTATCAATTACTTCTTCGTTACATAAATCATCTTTTTTGCAACTCGCAGCTTCAATAATAGCTTGAGCTTCTTCATAACTAAATCTATGGTTAGAGTTTATAACAGTTTTACCAAACCATTCATCAACTACCTTACCTTGTTTATTTATTCTAAAGATTGCTGAGAAACATAGCTTGTCCTCATTAGGTCTCAACGAACACAATCCGTTAGACAAGTTCTCTGGCAGCATCGGAACGCATCTGTCAACTAGATACACACTGGTACCTCTGGCAAACGCTTCTTTGTCTAACTCTGTTTCAGGTCTTAAGTAGTGTGATACGTCAGCAATATGAATACCAACAAACAACTCACCGTCAACCCATTCAACACTCAACGCATCATCAAAGTCTTTGGCGTCCGCTGGGTCAATGGTAAACGTAAGAACATCACGCATATCTCTACGCTTATCGATTTCAGCTTGTGTTATCTCTGTTGGGATAGCTCTAGCTTCTGCCAACACATCTTCTTCAAAGTCGTATGGTAAACCATACTCTTCTAGAATACTGTGTATTTCAGTTTCATGTTCACCAGCATCACCTAACACTCGAATGACTTCTCCGTTAGGGTTTTTAGCATCATCTTTCCATTCAGTTAATCTAACCACAACCTTTTGTCCATCTAAACCTCCATTACGCGCGCTCAACGGAATAAAAAAGTCAATTGATAGTTTGTTACTATCTGGAATAAAAAACGCAAATTTAGGGCTTATTTGAAGCGTACCTACGAATTCTGTTCTGAACCGTTCAACAATTTCAATTACCTCACCTTCCATTGCGCGACCAACACCTTCTTTTATGCGTATTTTAACTTTATCCAAGTGCAAACCCTTATTGGTGTTAGACTTGTGAATGTATATGTCTTTTGGTAGGTTTGGGTCCGTCAAGTATGCTGAACCACTAGCGTTAACGCTTATTCTACCTTCTAATATATCATTAATTTTTATTTTTTCTTCTTTCATATTGCAAAAATACTATTTTTTTATTTCAAATACAATAAAAAAACCCACTATTTTACTGTGGGTTGTTTATCAGTGCCTTGTAGAAGGCACAACATTTATGTTAAATTTGTTAAGTCTACCAGACTCAACTTGTTCATCACCCCAAGCTTGGAATATAGGTATGTGTTCTTCCCTATCATCCCATAACTCCACTTCTTTGATTGAAGGGTGCTGTGATAGAATTTGGTCAAATGTTTTCTTTTTAGCTGAATCTGTGCTACCACCTCTATTGAAATGATATTCGTGAAATCTAAGACCATGTCTGTTAAGAATATCTTTGACAAAATCAGTTAATTTAACCATTCTACCAGTAACCATAACAACCATAGTATCTGGGTTAGCGACTTCTTTCTTGTAATCGCTGATTACGTTTGGGATTGTTGGCATGTCAAACACGCTCATATCAAGGCTCATTGGTTGTCCCCACCATCCAGCGTGTGGCCAATCCTTGCCAGTTTTTTCTTTATATGTTTTTTTACCCTCTTCTGGTAGTGGAGTTGATATTAAAGTACCATCAAAGTCCCAGATAGTCAATTTTGTAAAATTTTTCATAATTTTAATTTTCTGTTTCTAGACGTTTTATAACGTCTTTAATGTTAATAAATGATATGATGATATATGGTAATATTGAAACTGAAGCAACAAAATCAAATAGATATCTATATGTTGAGAACACACTACCAACACTAACAGTGTTGAATACAACATAATAAGTTAACAAAGCTGTTACAGTTCCATATGCTATGAATTGAATCAAAAAGATAAACTTAGCATCTAAGTTGGATAACTTTATTGATAGCAATTGTTTTCTTTTTAACAAGTTATTAACCAAAGAAATCTTCCTATGATTGATTATTTCTGTTTGTTCTTCAGATATATCATTTGAATCTTTGGTAATTGCAGCAATTTTAGGTGAGAAATAATAACTCACAATTAAAGTTAATATAGCACTAAAAATTAAATATGGTACCAATGTAACATCTACTAACGATATAAAATATATTGAACCTAATAAACCGAAAGCGGCATTTAATATGAGAATCATATCAGTTTCAAAAAATCTAACAACACTACTCATCAAAGTTAACCTTCCATTTATTTTTGTTGTTTCAACATTGTTGTCAAACTGGTTGCTAGTTTCAATAGAAGCAAATCTTCTGTAAATCTTAGAAAAAACAATAGTATCATAAACTCTACTTATGTAATTAAAAACCATCATCCCAAAAAAAGTTAACAACAGATAAAAAATAAAAGAATAATCTTTAGCGATTAAATGGTCAATAGATTCACCCAACACTTTTGGGTATATTAACATAAAGATAGATTGCATTGAAAAAAGGAAATATGAAAATAAAATTGATTTCCAATTTTCTTTAAAAATAGTTTTTAATTTTAACATTATTATTTTGAAGTTTTGTGATTAAAAAATGAAACCAATTACAATAGAAACAAAAACAGCGACACATAATAAAGTGAAAGTACCTTTGTCAATTTTTATAAATTTACTTTCATTATTTTCATCGTTTAACAATGAACCGTATATTCTTTTTGTTGCTGAACCTATTAATTCTTTGGTTATTGGTCCGTGTGCGTGTATTGTTTGTTTAATAGCACCACTTATTCTTTTAGATTCTAGCACTTTATCTTTTTTCAACTTTTGAATAGTTGCTAAGTTAGCTTTTTCGTAATCTTCAACTATTGTCATCAACGTTTCAACGTCTTTGTCAGTTAGTTTGTTTTTTGGAAAATTATTAATTAATTTATTTCTTAATTTTCCGTTTCTAGTTTTTAAAATATTAAATTTCATTTATTAAACAGTGCAAAAATACATCTTATTTTTGAGTTATACAACTCTTTTAATAAATATTTTCATTATTCCAAAAGTTGTCTGACTTGACTTTCATAGCCCATTATACTAACGGAAAACTAAAATGTAAAGATTATTTCTTTGCTTTGGGTTTCAAAGTACATTGAAGTCTTTTCCCTTCAAGTTTTGGAATTGATTCAGCTGAACCATGTTCTTCAACGCTAATAATTAAATTTAACATCACTTCTTGTCCTTTGTCAACAAAAGCCATTTGACGACCTCTAAATTGCATAGTCAACTTGACTTTGTGGCCTTTTCCCAAAAATTCAATTATGTGTTTGGTTCTATAAGACAAATCATTTTCAGATGTGTTTGGACCCAATTTGATTTCTTTTATGTCTAAGGATTTATGCTTAGGTGTTTTGCTTTGTTGATAAATGAATTTTTCATAATCCATTATTTTACAAACTGGGGGTTGAGCGTTTTCGTTTATGAGGACAAGGTCTAACTCTTGTTCATCAGCCAACTGTTGAGCTTCTTTTAAAGATAAAACACCATATTCACCAACCCTTACAGTTGGGTGGTTTATTTCAATATTAGTTTTATGTTGTTTTTCTTTTTGTTTGACTTTTTTGTTCATTTACATGTGGTTTTTCATAAATTCTATTAATTCATCCATGGAATCAAATTGGTTGATACCATAGAACTCACACGTTACGTCAATGTTACCTTTCTTCCAGAAACCATCTGGACAAACTACCATTACTTTTTGTTCTTTGGCGTGTAAACCCAACTCAAGCATACTTATCGGAGATAATGTTTTAGGGTCAAATACCATAACTATAATATGTGACATTTCCATTGAATTTAACTCCCATTGGACTTGTTCTAAAAATTTAGGGTCATCCATTGTTTGACCCCAAGATGAATCCCAATCATCTCTTCTTGGGTTAAGAAATCTGATATTTTTATCAGATAATGCGGCAATAAATTCTTTTTGCCATTCAATAGCTTTCCCCATTTCAATACTACCAGCCAAGAATATGTTGATGTATTCTTGGTCTATGGTAACTTCATTGGGTGCTTGTACTTCAATTGCTTTTTGTTGCATAAAATTTTTTTAATTTAAACTAATGTTGTAGTCATCAAACCCTTCTATATCAATATCGTCATCATTATCATCTTTGTTATCATTTTCACCTATAACATTGGTTATAACAATGGTTTCAATCACATCGTGTAATTCATCCAATACTGATACTTCAATTGAGCCCGTTTCATTATCGTATTCTATTGTTACGATATATTCACCCAAATCAACGGTTTTTTTGATTGACATTTTTTTTTAATAGTTCATTGTATTTGGTGTTATTTTTCCAGAAATAATATCTGGTATTAACTTTTCTTGGTAATCGTTCAACAATTTCTCTTTGGTGGTTCCACCATCCAAAATAACTTCGAACTTTCCATCGTTAACGTGTTTTACTTTATTATACATAATTTTTTCATTTATTAATAAATATCATGATATTGTTATAAAATCAACTGTTATACTACCACCTAAATTAAAGAAATTACATGATTGTAAACCATAATCCATCAGTAAGTTTTTTACTATGGTCTTCATTTCCGTTGAATTTCCCGTTATAATCTCAGCTTGGTCAACTCCAAGTCTAACACAATCCCAAACGAATGAATCTATCACTTCTGGGACTTCACTATGTTTATATCCGTGTAAATCTAATCTCATTCTGTTATTATTTCTTTAATCTTCCCAATACACGCAACTTGAGTATCATGTAAAACTTTAGAAGCTTCATCCAATGTAACCCATTTGTACCCATCCATTTCTGGAAAACCGCCTCGGTCTTCTGGAACGTTTGAGTTACATTTCAATTCAACTCCATCCCAATCAAACTTAGAATCATTGTTTTCATGAACCAAAAAAGGGTAAAGCATTTTTTTCTTATGTTTATAGTTGACAGAATTCAATGGGTATATCGTGAAGTCAGTCGAACCGTTAAGGTCCAAATTGGTTTCTTCGTAGGTTTCTCTGAAAGCAGCTTCTAAAAAGATTTCATCGTCTTCTACTTTACCCTTTGGTATACTGTAAAAGTTTGCTGGATGATTTGTTGGATGACAAATCAACAATTTCTTGTCTTTTCTGACAATAAACAAACCTGATGCAATTGTTTTACTCATTATATTAAATTATTTGCGTTTAACATCAATTCTAAATAAAACCAATCAACAAATGGTCTTGGTGATAGTTCTTTATCAATTTTCAACGGAACACCAATAGCTATATCATCAATCATAAGCTGACCATAAGCTTTAGGACTATCTGTCCATTCATGTTGTGTTGGGTTCGTGTTTATCCCATACAATGGAATATTATTTTTAGCAAACCAATCAATAGCGTCTTGAAGACAATCTCTTGGTTTTCCATCTGGATGAATATAAGGTCTATGACTACGCATTGTAAACAATATAAGTTTATGTCCTTTTTCAACCAATTTTTTTAAAACGGGTACAGAACCAATGTCTTTCCCAACAAATGGGAAGTCGTGTGTCGTACACGTGCCATCAAAATCCAAAATTATTTCTTTCATAATACAAAGATACTAACATTATTTAACTTATACAAATTATTTTAAATTTATTTTTAAAACTTTACTTTTTATTTTTTTTCTGTATATTTATTATTATACAAATAAATTAAAATGAAAAAAGAAAAACAAAAAGAAGTTGTGTGGCCAATAAGAATGTCACAAGAACTAAAAGACAAGTTTAAAACTTATTGTGACGATAAGGGTTATTCAATGAATAAATTAATAAAAATATTAATAGAAAAAGAAATAAAAAATGAAAAATAAATGGACACAAGACGAAATTAATTTTTTAATCGAAAATTATCCTTCATATGGAAAAGAATACTGCGCAAAAAAATTAAATAGAGAAGGTTCGTCAATATTTAAAAAAGCTAGTCGTTTAAAATTAAAAGTTATTTCAGATGTTAGATTAGCTAATAACATAAAAGCTCAAGTTAAATTTCAAAATGAAAGACCTAATAACGATTTTAATATTAATATTGAACAATTTTTAAATATTCAAAAACCAGAAGTTGCATATATTTTAGGGTTCTTATGGGCTGATGGGTATATTATAAGAAATGAAATTAGACTTGAAATCGTTAAAGATGATTTAGACCATATTAAACCAATACTTGAGTCTATTGGTACTTGGACCTACAGTTATAGAGATAGAAATAGAAATGGTGTTAAAACTAAAACTAGTGGTCGTGCTGTAACATCAAATAGAAAACTAAAAGAATTTTTAGCGTGCCATGATTATGATAAAAAATCATATATCTCTGCTGATAAAATACTTTCAAAAATACCTAACGAATTAAAACATTATTTCTTTAGAGGTTTTGTGGATGGTGATGGTAATATTTATCCACCTAAAAAACGAATAACTTTAGCTGGGTCATTAAAACAAGATTGGAGTTTCATATCTAAAATTTGTGATGAATTAAAAATTAAACATAACATTTATCGTAATAGTAATAAATCGACCAATTCCGTTGTTGAAATTAACGGTATAAATGGTGTTATTTTCGGTAATTATATTTTTAAAGGAAATGAATTTGGGTTAAAACGAAAAAGTGATAAGTTTAATAAAATTAAAAAGGACGATTAATCGTCCTTTTTAATTAATACTTAAAAGTAGTAAATTCTCCATTTATAAAATTAATATGCTGGGCACGTCCATCATTGTGGATTATCACGTGGCTTTGAAGCCAAGATGATGGACCTTGATTATACCCTACTCGTAAACGTGTACTAGTACCAACAGATAATGCTCCGTCTTTTCTTCCAGGAGAATGATAATGCCCAACTACAATTTTGGTATTTAATTTACGAAATTGTAGTAAACTACCTCTTGACCCATTAGTTCCTATATCACCGTGGGCTCCAAGTTCATAACCTTTAACTTTGTAAGAAGCTGCTCTTCCAAGTGTTTTGAATTTAGGGAATTTATCATTTATAAGTGTTGGTATAACACCTTTAACATTGTAAGGGTCTCTACCATACTGTTCTAACAAAATATCAGAATACTTCATGTACAATCTAGAGTTCTTATATGTAGGTTGTTTTTTCCAATCCTCGTTCTTTAACCATCTATCCAAGAAATCATCGTGATTACTCCTTACAATCACCACATTATTAAATTTCTCAAATGGTTCAAGACCAACCATCATAGCGTTGACTTCTTTTTCCAAATCATTGGTACCAGTCATTTCTTTACCATATTGAATAAATGGGTCTTTCATCTGGTGATGACTAATTGAATCACCGTCAAAAATATCATGTAAAACAACATGTTCTGGTTTTATTTTGTCCAAAAATGATAGCGTTGTGTCTAACACTTCTTGGTCATGATGACCGTAGTGTATATCACCCAATATAGCAGCAGCTATTGAGTTAATTTGACTTATACCACCATCTTCAACACGATAAATTAAATCAGTAAAATTACCTGATTTATCATCGGCAGTTACTTGTCTAACAAAAAATGTTTCATCATCTTTGATTTCGACAATAGCGAAACCAAATGTGTGGTGGAACTCTCCTACTTTACCAGCTTTAGCATCAGTGTAGTTCTTCATTGTAACAGCACCAGTGGTAAGCATGATTTTAGGTTTGTTTCCTTCCAACACAGGAATCATCTCTAGTTGTACCTTCGGACTACCAAAGACACATGAGTTAACCCCGCTAAGGGCTTGCATACCAGTCATTGGATTTACAGCTGTTGGTTGTACTTTGATATCTGACAAAATAGAAACATACTTGTGTATGTCGTGTCTGTTAGCATCTAAATAAGGTTCAACTTCTTTTTTCCAATGTTCTTCATTTTTGTTATTGTTACTCCAGATACTCGTAGGGTTTTTGTAACGCCCAGCGATTACCAAGATTTCAGCATCAATGAATTCACCATAAGCTTCCATGTTTCGTAACAGTTTCTTATGCACTGGTGTGTTATTTTGTGCCCAACTAATAATGAACCTTTTCTTTTCATCACTATGTTGTTTTGTTTTGGCTTTGATGTACTGCTCTGGTTCAACTTCTTGTTTTTCTTTAAAACCAAGTTTTTCAGAACACCATTTTCTGACAGTACGTTCAGACTTACCGAAAAGGTTTACCAATAAACTCATTCGTTCATCCCAAGACATGTCTTTGTTTAAGTAGATTTCTTTAGCTTCTTGAATGCGTTCATCCGTTAATTCATTAAATTTCATTTAAAATTATTTATTCTCTTGTTATGTTTTCAACAAATATACACATAAAATGTTAATTATACAATATTATCCTCAATAATTTGAATTACTGGAATCAAATTATACAAATATTCTTTTTCTTGCGTAAAAATTGGTATGTTGTAGTCTGGCAACCACTTGCTTCTTTGAACTGGTTCACCGTTTTGACCGTCAACCCAAATGGTTTGTTTCTTTATAACAACACCTCTTTTGTATTTAACTTTGTAATCGTCCCAGTTGATACCTTTCTCTTTGAAAAGCATTTCTTGTTTTTCACTACCAGATAACCCATGTAATTGGAAATGACTGAAATTAGCACTAGCAGCCATACTAACACTATTTCTAGTACAATCTTGTTGTCTCCAAAGGAAATAGTTAGAAACTTCTCTAAAGTCTGGAATAACAAACACCCTTGAATCGAACACAGCGTCAATCTCAGCAAAATCTCCACGAGTAATTTTTTCAAACAATTCTTCTGGGTTATATTTGAACGACCCCAACAATCTAAGCATTGTCTTGTTAAATGCTGCTGTAACTTTTGAAGCTGAAATGCTACATAGCTTTTGTACTTTACCATCAAACGGCAATTCAGCATCAATATTCTCAATAGTAGAGAACACAAGGCTAATCTCGTCTGATTGCGTATAAGCAAATAACGGATTCAAATATTTACATAGTTCAACAGTAGCGGCATCCATCACGTTGGATAGAATATCATCAAATGGTTTGTCAAACATTGTTGTATATTTGCTAAACCCTTTACCATCAAGTCTTATGATAACATAAGACCTATTCGGAATTTTAAAATTATAGCAATTTTCGTATTCTTTCATACGGTCGCTAAAACTAGTGTTTTTTGCCATTTTTTTTTATTATTTAAAATCTAGCTTTTTTAAGTCCTTCGTAGCTTGATTGACTGTTGATTGCTACAACAGCGTATCCAATTTGTGTTGCGACTGAAATTGATTTAATTTTACTCATACCAAAACCAATTGGACCAGTACCCTTATCCAAAGAATCACTAATAACCAATTCGGTAAGAACTGATTTCTCAATACGACCCAATGCTGGCCCAGACAACACACCGTGGCTAATAATCGCTCTTACACTGTTAGCACCAGCTTCCATGACAACCTCAGCCGCTTTACATAGTGTACCAGCGGTATCAACCATATCATCTAAGATGATAACGTCTTTGCCAGTTACATCACCAATGATAATCATTTCATCGATTACATTGGCTTGTTTACGCGTTTTATCCAACATAACGTAATTGATTGAAATATCGTGATACTTGGCTAGTTGGTCTTTCATACGTTTAACTCTTTTTCCAGAACCAGCATCAGGCCCGCACAATATTGTGTTTTCGTTGTAGATACTAGCAATGTAGTTATCGAATACGTTTTTACCTTCCAAGTGTGTTACTGGAATATTGAAGAACCCTTGGATTTGGTCTGCGTGTAAATCAAACGTAATAACACCAGTAGCCCCACGATTTTCAATCATTTCAACCATCACCTTCGCACCGATTGGTCCACGTGATTGGTCTTTTTTGTCTTGACGAGCATAAGGGAAATAAGGTAAAATAGCAACAATTTCTTTAGCAGCAGCACGTTTGGCTGCATCTATAGCTAAATTTAACTTGATGATTTCATCAGAGTTATTTGGGCTAGTTAACAAATAAACTCTTTTACCTCTAATCGAATTTGTAAAGTCAACACATAATTCACCATCGGAAAATTTCTGTGAGTTGACAGTATCAATAACAATTGGGTCTTTTTTTATTTGTTTGATTGAGTTAAGGATAGCTTGGGCCAAATCTTGTCGACCATCAATTGCTATAAGGACTGATTCTAACATATCTTGTAATTTTTAACAAAGATACAAAATAAAAAATGAATAACCAAATGGTTATTCATCTTTTTTTAATTTTTTGCTCAACCAATAGGCTCCATAGGCTATTGCAGCTGCTATGGCTATGTATTTCACAAGGTGAACAAAGATAACCACACCAACAAATACCATCTTGAATATGATTATAGCTAGCAAAGCTGCTAGGAAAAATAAGATTATTTTAAGTTTCATATATTTATTTTTTTTTAGTTAATTTTTTTCCACACTCTATCATGCCATTTTGTTTTATATAACCCCAACTCGTAGTTTCCATTGTACAAAACAATATCCAACGCTGTTGGAAGTTCATTGTATAAATTATCCCACTCGGCTTTTTGTTCATCTGTATATTCAATTGTTTCTTCGGTGTTAAATGGGTTAAAGTTGGTTGGTTTACCATTTAATATAACATCAATCGCCTCATACAGATTATCTTCACCAAATGGTGGGATATAATCATCACCATCGTTATGCATGTTTACTATAAAACCACCCTTCATACCCCATCGCAAGTTCTTCAACAGTTTTACATGTTCTTCTTTTAATTCAAATTTAATTACACTCATTATTCGTCATTTTTATTATCTCCAACGGCTTGTACCATTAGATTATTTACTAGTTCTGTAACACCTTCAACGGCACCTTTTTTGATGTATGTGATGTCTAATTCTGGGTATTCTAACCCCAAAGACTTTGTAGGTTCTGGGTCAACGAAATAAATTGGTATGTTTTTTTTGCATTTACTAAAAAACTCATAAGTATAACCAATATTCATACTAGTACCTATCACAATTATAATGTCAGCTTCTATAAACGCTTCCAAGGCGTTATAAAAGAAGAATGGATACTCACCAAACCAAACAATGTGTGGTCTTAACTGTGCACCATACTCTTCGTCTTTATCCCCCATATTTATATCGTTATAACCAATATCATAAACAGTTTGAGTTGCAACTAGGTTTGGGTTGTTCATACCAAAACATGTTCTTGCTTTGGTCAACTCACCATGCAAATGGATTATATTAGTTGAACCAGCTCTTTCCAATAAATCATCTACGTTTTGTGTAATGTGTATTACATCATATTTTGATTCAAGTGTGACCAATGCATTGTGAGCATCATTAGGTTGAACAGTTGGGAGTTGTCTACGTCTAGCATTGTAAAAATCCAACACCTGAGAGCGGTCTTTTCTCCAACCTTCTGGAGTAGCTACTTCATCAATCTTGAAATTTTCCCATAATCCATTAGAATCTCTAAAAGTGTCAATACCAGATTCTTTACTAACACCAGCACCAGTAAATATTACTATTTTTTTCATTATCTACCGCTTATTAACTTTAAGATTTGAACTAAGATTTTTAACATGATGAAAAACCCACCAACAAATCCGAAATTATACCAAGCACCATTGTTATGTATCGCATATACAGCAATATCATCCCAGATAAGACTACCAATAAAGCTTGGAAACATTATCATACCGTGCCAAGTCCCACCCCAAAAACCATATATTTGTTCGTTAGGGTTGGTAAACGTAACATGTGCAACATCAGCACAGCTTATAGTCAACATTGCAACCAGCAACACTAACAAAATTGTAAATATTCTATTTTTCATTTGTATTTTATTATTTATTCTCGCCATAATGGTTCAACATCAAATCATAAACCTCTTGCCATTCTGTTTCTGGGTTGAACCCAGCTTTGTCTTCAAACAAAACATTCATATAAGGTTTTTTATTGTAATTCCCATAACCGTTTGGGTCAGTGGGAACCTCTGGGTTCTCATTTACATATTTGAAATGAATATCGTTATCAACGAACAATTTTTGATACTCAACTATTTCATGTGGGTGAGAACACGTATACAAGAACATAACAACTTCTGATATCTTACCCAATAATTGTAATGTTTCTTTTGCCATCGGATAAAACTCGTCAGGCGTGTTACCGTATTGGTAATTGGGTTTAAGTATGGTACCATGGATATCAAACGCCCAAAACGTTCTATCCCAATTTCTTTTTTCTTTCAGTTCGAAATGATTAATTTCTATTGCTCTTTTTACACTCATTGGAAAATTTTATTATAATCTAACACTTTCATCGAATAATAGGTATTACCTTGTTTAAAGAAAACCGTATTACCAAACTGTGATTTATTTACTGGTGACCATTTTTTAACAACACTGATAGCTATGTTTATTTCACCTTCGTTGGCAACACCAACTTTAACTGTTTCTTCAGCCATTTTAAATATTTAAAAAACTTATTATCTTTTCTTTGACACCAGATTGTTTGATACCTTCGTATAGTCTTGGTGTGTGAACAAAATTCGTTAAACCACCGTTTGTTTCGCCGTCTATGTTTATGTATTCACCTAGTTGCATATCATCAACAGCTACCCAAGCATCAACTGAGTTATTCTTTAACCAATGGTTGATTTCAAGGATTCTAGCACGTTCATACCATCCTTTATAGTGGAATAAAACCTCACTATATTCGTCAAAATCCTTAAGATTTGGTGTTAGCGCTATGGGTTTTTTAATAATACCTTGCAACCCATAAAACTCACCTAACTCTTCAAGATTAGCCCATCTCTTCCAATCAGACGAAACAACAATCTCAGCACCAGTTTCTTCTAGGATTTCATTAAGAACCTTGATTGCTTTAGAATTGAAATTGTCGAATCGTTCTATGACTGGTATAGACCCGTCAGCTATTGTTTGTCCGACACTTCTGTTTTGTTTCTTGAATCTGCTACCAAATTCACTACCCAAACAAATTACGCCGTCATGGTCTAAAAATAATGCTTTCATATTACAAAGATACGAATTTATTTTGAAAAATCAAATATTTTTTCTTTTTTTTACTTCATTTAATCTGTCCCAATGATATCCACCAGCAGTTTTTTGTTTACCATCAAGACAACCTTGAATATCACCTTTACCTAACCATCTTTTAGCTTCGTTAATACTTTTAAAAATTTGATTAGTTTCAACACACTTAATAATAGAATAAACTCTTTTTTCTAAATTAGCTTTTGCGTTATTTTGTTTATGTTCTTCAGTATGTGTTTTACCAGAATGAGATATTTTAAGTTTTTCTTTAGTTTCTTTTGAATGATTATATTCACCTTTTTGTCTATAAACTCTTTTTTTTCGACTAACCATTTGTTTTTTAACATATTCTGGGTCAGACCATAGTTTTTTACTTACTTTAGATAAATGTTCAATAGATGATGTTAAACCACCATCACCACCCTTAGTTATATTGTAACCAACCAAAATATCTGTAGAATTATATTCTTTTATCCAGTATTGTTCTCTCGCTTTAAGTTCATCTTTATTTAAACATGTTTCAAGTATTTCTTTTTTAAAATTTTCTTTACCATATTTTTTAATAGACCTAGTTATTAATAAACCAGAACCAATGTAATTTGGTGTATTTTTTTCATCTTTACCAATGTAAATTTTACCATTAATTAAATTTGTTGTTTTATATATTATCATATTATTTGTTTATTAATAAATATCACGAACCATATAAAAAAACAACTATAGGGTTAATTTTTATTAAGGTTTATAATTAACAATCGTCACATCTTCACCATTCATTTCTTCTTGGATAATTCTTTCAATAATATCCCAATCACCGTTTGCTAATCCAGCACCTATTTTTGGTAAACCAAACTTTTTACCTTTAAATTTAATTACCATATTTTGTATAGACAATCTTAATGCATCATATTTAACCATAACTTCATTATAGTGCGTTTTGTTAAAATGGTACATACCATACAAGTTAACAACGATAGGTGTTGTAGTTTCAGTGTAAGTTATTGTACCCAATTTTGATTGGTCCCCCGATGTGGTTGTACAATCAGCAGCATAAGCTTCTGGAAACTTGTGTTTAATTTGTGGGGCTATACCTGCACCCATCACGCAAAAACAATTACAGCAATGGGCTATAACGTCGTAGTTATCGGCATCCCTAACTAGGTCGCCATCAATGTATTTTATCATAGTTAATATTGGTGTTGTAAATTTACGGTACAAGAACACAGTTTCAGCGCTGTATCTTCTTCTACCGTTTATAATTGTTGGATTTAAAACCGTATCGATTGTTTTTAATCGATGTTTTCCGATTTTAAGAATGTGTTTTACTATTCCGCTTCTTAGCGTTTTAAATTTCCCAGTCTTTTTGATTAGAAAATCAGTTTTTTGGTAATTGTCTTTTAACATTATTTGCTTTCTTCGTCAAATTTATCTCTAACTTTCATAATAGCCTCACCAAGCCAGTTGGTTCCTTGCCATTTTGTTTTGTCGTTAATGTCTGGGTGTGATTCGTGCATACCAATACCCCAGATTTTATCTTCTGGACTAGCTTCAACTATTTCTAAATTACCACTTCGTAACAATTCTTTTTTCATCAAAGGATTTTGACTAAACTTAGCGTAGTTAGCCTCATACACAACTTCACGACATATAGCTTCCCATTTGTCCTTGTTAAAGTTTTTAACCTTACGTCCGAGAGCTTTTTGTTCTTTAGGTCCTTTGGCATTCATTATTTTGTTGTAAGAATCAACGTCTTCAAACAATAAAGATTTTTTGGCCATCATGTATTGCTCACAACAGTTGTATTCAACACCATCGATTGTAAAGTTTGAGGGGTACCACTGACTGAATGTGCCACCCCAAAAGAATATATATTTATCTGTTTTCATAATTACTAAATTAAAAATTCTATTATTTTTTTGTTTTTATTAATGTTGGTTTAAAAATTAATCTTAGTCCGAACTCTTCGGAACCATTAGTGAGCACATCAATCTCATGTCTTGATAAAATATTGTTTTCAACAAATTCAGTCATTAGAACATATTTGTTGCAAACTGCTTTATATAAAACCATTAGTTTATCATTTTCCATTTTAAAAAATATATCATCACCATGTTGCGTTTTCTTAACAATTGGTTTTAACATGTTTTTACCCATTTAATTTAGCTCGTTCTCTTACTTCTTCAAAGGTCCATTCTTTAAGGATTTCACCATTTCTGAACACTTCAACCAGTTCGTCGGTTACACTATCGAAATCAGCATCCATCGATGTAACAGTTCTGTATGTACCATCTTCATTCTTAACCAATTTAAGTTTACCTTGTTTTGATTTTTTAAATGATTTGGTAATGTTGCCATCAGCATCCATTTCAGTTGGTGATTTAACAATGTTTCTTTCTTCACCATTAACGATTGCAAAACACGCTTTGGTGGCGAAGTTTTGTGTGTCGCGGTTGATGTCAGCTTGTAACAATTTACCACCCATACCCAACGCTAAGTTCTCTGGTGAAATACCTTCAAAGTCTAACATTTCATAGATTTCTTTAATTGATTCTAAGTTCACACCATCACCTTGGATAACACGCACTTGTGGTGGCAATACTTTGTAACCTTTATCATTCACAGTATATCCGAATTTATCGAACAATATGTGGAAAATCTCTCTTAATGAATTGATTACGTGACCTGAGTCAGGTCTGATAACCAATTGATTACCTGGCTCACTTGGTCGTGATAATATAAGGTCAATAAGGTCTTGACCCCAATATTGTGAACATGCTCTAAAAATGTTGTAAGAATCAGACACACAAGCCACCAAACCAGTTGGGAACATGGTCAACACTTTTCTCATCATTTCCAATTCACCCTCTTCACCTTTAAGGGTCATGATAGAGTGTTCTGTTGCTGGAATAGATAAACCATAAATGATTTCTGTGTTGTAAATTTCTCTAATCATCTTAGAAGCAATTACAGTATCTGAACCCTTGAAATTCACCAAGTGCGCTGAACCACCAATCTTAGCTGATTGAACACTTGATACGCCACGGAACCCAAAGTCATTCAACACAAAGTCAACCAAGAACTCACGTAACGCAGTGTCATAAGACGTACATTTTTGGAACGCAGAATCAACAATCTTTCTTACTTCTCTAGAAAGAGTAGCAACCGTAATAGGGTACCATACTTGAAGCAAGATTGACTCTAAGAAGTTTGTCAACCAAGCACATTCTGGGTCAAGACTTTCAATTGTAAACAACACGTTTTTGGTTTCAACGACAGTCCCTTCTGGAACAGCTTTGATACTGATAGGTAATTTACCATCATATTTGTCAACGATATAATCAAACTTGCTTCTGTCAAATACATCATCACGACCGAAGACACCTAATTTGGTACCTAAGTATTCGTAAGCTTCATCAACTTCTTCTTTTACGATTGCAATACCCTCAAGGTATTGTTTAAGGATAATTTGTAGACCGTAAAATACAGTGGTATTAAATTTACCACCTCTAGATTCCAAATATGAAATCATTTTGGTCATTTCAACACCGTAGAATCTGTGGTGTGAATATTTGTAAGCATCGCTACACAAGATAAGGTTATCTGGTTTAACAAGTACTTTTGATAATACTTTTTGGATTGATTTGATATCATTCAAATCAGCGTTGGCTAACGCTCTCTCTAGTCTTCTGACTAAGTTTCTTTGTATACTCATAATTATTTTATTTTTACGTTTTCAAAATCAACATGTAAGTCAGTAGTAAATTCTTTCCCATATCTGTTTTTAACAACCTTGATATAAACATTTGGTTCTTTTTTCCAAAACATAAGTTTGTTCAACAATCTAACAAAAAATGTTTTTTCTTTTGATTCTTTTCGAGTAACAACTGCAAATATATCCGTAGAATATAACGGAACCTTGTTGGTTTCAACCACACCTTCTTGTGGTTTAAATCGGTTTAATTGAATGCTAGTAATAACAGCAACACCATAATGTTTAGACAATTCAGATATTTTTTCAAATTGATTTGGTTTAACTTGATAATCAACCACTATTAAATCATAATCCTTTTTGAAATAAGGTTCCAAATCAGTTTCATTTAAACCAACTGACAAAACTGTTAGTTTTCCATTAAACTCCTTTGTACCTAAACATCTATTAAATCTTTTAAGAATATGCATTGCTTTGGTTTCAGTCAAAAACAATATCTTTTTACCATCCGAATAACATTCAGCTGCAAGTATTGTTAATAATGTTGATTTACCGCTACCAAAATATGAAGCAAATGTCACTCTTGGATTGGTGTCTAGGTCTATGTTTAAAAGTTCTTTTAGTTCCATTTTATTTAATTAAATTGTCGGTTACAACTTTTTGTAAGAATATTTTCATTAACTCAACATGCTCTGGAACAATCTTATCTTCAAGTGTCCACGTGTATTTGATTGGTGGGACGTGACCATCACCAAGACTTGGTTCTTGTGTATGTTCAAATAAATCAGACAAGTCAAACCATTTAACTTCGGCAATGTCATCAGAAGCTTCTGGCATACCCATTTGGTCCCATTCATAGAATAAGAACAAACTGGTCATGATACCAGAATCTTCTCTTTCATAACGCCAATCTACTATTTGTTTGCTAGCGATATACGTAGGTTTTAAACCAGAAAGTTTGGTTTCCTCGTATAATTCTCTACGAGCGGCTGTTTCATAACAATCATCAGTTCTATCTACAAAACCACCAACGAACCTAAACTTATCTTCGGCTGGTTTTCTAGCCAAAAGTATCTGACCATCATAGTTTGCAACTACGATATCAACTGTTGGGTAAGTTACTGGACGTTGCTTGGTGATACCATAGATAACACCCGCTCTAAATTCATCTGAATCTAAAACTTCACTAGCAGCATTTGCTCTTATGTCAGTCGCATTATGAGATTCAATAGCTTCTAACATTTGAGTTTTATGTTTACCATGATAGTGAGCCATAAAAGAATCTCGACTACCATACAATATGGCTTCTTTTTCAGGGAATATTGTTGATAATACATTGTCAACATTCTCAGACCATTTTTCGTCGCTCCTATGGTCTGGTAACGCCATTATGATTGCTTCTGGGCATTTCTCTTGAATTAGCTTTCTACGGGTAGCAAAGTCTAAAGGGTTTCTTTTAGTGTTTTGAATTCTTGGTATACCCAAAAATATAACTACATTTGAATGCATTTCAGAAATTTTATCTAAAACACCTACATGACCTTCATGTAAATATGGTGTTTGAAAACGCCCAATCATAACACCCACTTCATTTTTTTTAATATCTTCCATTATTAATATTTTTTTACAATGCAAATATACATAAAAAAACCCAATAAAAAAATTTATTGGGTATTTTTTTTTAATTTACAAAACCCATTTTGGATTTTTCTTTATCTATTTGACTCAAATAAAAACCTTTATAAGATTCTTTGATTAAACTTATTGTATCATCAACAGTCCAGTTATCATCTTCTTCAGACATTTCAACAATGTTTTCAGCCAAATTAGCAATAAAAGCACCAGTAATGTTTGGTTTCTTACCATTTATGTTTTCCGTCAAAGCTTCGTATACTTCTTTTAATCTCCATTTTTCAGGTAAATGAATATCACAAACTTTGATAATTTGTTCTTGGTCCAAAAACGTGTAGTCTAAAGTAAAATTAAATCTACCTGGTCTCTCAGCTGCTTTATCAACAAGTCCTTTGTCATTGGTTGAAGCCAAAAGACTGATTTTACGTTTTTTAACACCGTCAAAAAATGATAAAAATTGACCTAGCATTCTAGTATAAGAACCATTATCGCGTGAACCCAAATATAAATCAATATCATCCATGATGATTACCGAGTTTTCAAAAATCTCACATGCTTCCATGATTGAGTTTAGGTCACCAGTAGTGGTGAAATCTGGGATAATAAATGTAACATTTGGTATCAAACGACGACATATTTCACGAATACTTTCAGTCTTTCCAGTACCTGGTTCTCCATTCAACAAATATCTAGCACTACCACCTCTGGCAACACGAGTAATAAAATGGTCAATATATCTACGTTGAACTTCGGTCATAATTAGTTCGTTAGAAGCTTCTTTGATATCTATCACTGAAATGCCTTTAAAACGACCTTCAATCAAAGAAATTTTAACACACTTACCTTTGTATTCAGAATTATTAAACGCAAGTGATTTAACTTTTTTAAACGTTTCTTCAAATTGTTTGTATTTCAAACCTTTTTTACTTGTGATATGGACTTGATTGATTAAATCACCCCTACCATCTGTAAACATTTTAGTTTGGATAAACCAATCGTTATCGTCGCCAGCAAATGTACAGTTAAACCAAAAAGAATCTACGTTGTTAAAAGAACCGCCAATGCTGATTCTACCAACATTATCAGTATCACCATACATCTTAACACTTATATCCTTTGTTTCTTTTTTAACATATAAATCATGAAAATAAGAATTTATGATAGAAAATTCAACAAAAGATACTTCTTCAGTATGCTCATTGCTGGTGTAATCGTCAAATTCATCTTCTTCAGGGTCAATTTGTGTATTTTCTGGGTCTACGTACTTAATTTCTAATTCATCCATATTTTTCTTTTCTTTATTTGTTCCTTTAATAGCTTCTAATAAAAACTCTGTTGTTAATCCTCTAGCTATGTTTTTTTCTGACATATTTTTTTGTTTTTAATGGTGGTCCACCGATTCAATTTCTCTGCTTTTCATCACCTCTTTTATTTGAGCGTAACTAACAGGTTTATAATCCCATCCATTGCAACCCATATCCAAAACTTTTCTTTTGTAATAGTCTGGATTGTTAGGTACTAAACTCTGATGACAGTGCCCATGTAAGTGCCAGTCACCATGGTGAGCTTTATCCCATGATAATATAGGATAGTGCATTATGATAATCCCTTGTTGTTTTCTAGGATTATCTAGGTCCGATACAGATAGATTTATGTAATCACTAACTGTTTCAAACCTACCCAATTTTCTGATATCTTTATCATTGTCATGGTTACCCAATACGAAATGTATTTTACCGTTTAATTGGTCTACTATGGATTTGGCTGTCCCACCTGAGCGGTCGAAGCATAAATCCCCCATATAGATTACGGTATCGTTAACACCAACCAATTCGTTCCAGTTCTCTATCAGAGTATGGTCCATTTCTTGCACATTGGCAAATGGTCGGTTATCGTATTTGATAATATTAGCATGACAAAAATGATAATCAGACGCAAACCAAATGTTTTGGTTATCTATTTTTAATCTCATTTTTTTCTAATTGTTCTTTTAATTTTAGGAGTGCATTACTAGCATCCCCTAATGAATAAGTTGCACCTTGTTTCTTAGGTTCAATTTTTTTGATTTTACTTTGAAGACTTTCATCCCCAATTTGTTTTGCTCTTTCTAAGAACGATTCTCGTCTTATATCACCCAACAACCAACTGACGTGTTTATCACCATTTAAAGATTTTGTTATAACCCAATCAAAAAAATCTTGATAAGATTCTAAAGACATAAATGTTGTTGTGTTTTCACCACTAACACCTAACTTTTTATCACCAATCAATTTTTTAATCGGTGTAATACTAGGTGTTTTGTCATCCAAAGCTAATTTAAGGCTATCAAACAAATTCTTTTTAAACTCTTCCGTTTGAGTTCCTTCTAACACTTCTTGAATTGAGAATAATTGAACGTTTGTTAGAACACAATTAAACGGTCCTTTTGGTTTGTCAAAAACTCTTTCAGCTTTTGAAATTGGAACGTATGAGCGCACCAAATGGTTTAAGAAGTTTCTTTTTTTACTGTCTGCTAGCATAGCATCTAGCTTGCTAAAAATTTCGTCTTTGGTCATTTTATTTTAGATTACGATTATATTTCTGAAATTATACTAGAAACTAGTTTCATGTCGGCTAGTCCTTTATGTTCTTTACTGAACTGACCCATTATTTGACCAGCGTTGGTTAAACCAGTCGATTTGTAACCGCTAACGATTTCTCTAATTTGGTCCTCAGACATAAACTTAGGTAAATATGGTTCCATGTATTGTAATTCAACCAAGGATTCAGCTGTGTCGGTTTGTTTAAGCGATTTTTCCATTCTACGAAGAATAGTTAACGTGTTTCCATCACCGCTAACAGCATTTGGACGAGTTTCTTCGTTTTGAATTTCACTTTTCAATAACCCCAAGAAATTTTTTCTTTGAAAGTCTTGCGATTTAAACGCTGTAATAAAATCAACGTTTATTCTTTCTTTAATTGTCATAATAATTAAATTTTGTTAATATAATAATAATGGTAACTGTTATCACCATCAACGGCATAATACGCTAGTGACAATTCACCTTTTTGTACTCTATCAGATATGTGTTTACGTTCTTCAATATCTGCATTTGACGCTACACGCAATGTTTTAAAATCGATTTTACGTTTTTTTTCTTCTTTGTTTGGAACCTCAACAACTGATATTTTTTCTGGCACTTCAATCACCTCTCTTTTTTTTGGGGTGACTGGTTTAACCATTGATTTTACTTCAGATTTTTTTCTTTCTTGACTCATACATTGCAAATATACAATTTAAAAACTTTAAAAACAATCTTTTTTATCATTTTTTTTATATAACTCAAACCTAAACTTATGTCCGTTTTCTTCGTGCATTTCGCTACCTTCTATCAAACACCAATCTTCAGTTTCTAAATCTTCTAAATAAACATCACCTTCAACCTCACTATAAATCTGTGTTAAATACAATCTATGAGCGTATTTAAAAGCTTCCTTGTACAAACCAGCACCACCTATGATAAAAACTTCTTTATCACTATGTTCATACATCTTTAAAAGTTTTCCTAAATCATCAGATACAGTAGCACCATTGGCTACATAGTTCTTATCACGACTCATTACAATATTTGTTCTGTTAGGTAATGGTCTATACTTCTCTGGTATGCTCTCCCAACACTTTCTACCCATTACAACAATGTGTCCTTTGGTTGTTTCTTTGAAATATTTCATGTCAGTTGGCAAATGCCATGGCAAGTCATTATCTTTACCGATAACTAAATTAGTTGATGTCGCTACTATTATGTTTATCATCTTTTTGTTGTTTTAAACTTTCTTCTGTTATTGATACTAGAGTGTGTTTGTCGTAAGTCATTACATCAAACACAACTGAACGACCTTGGTTTAACCAACGCTTAAAAATAAGCTCACCTTTGGCGTTGAATAGGTATAGTTCATCCCCATGAATTTCTTTTCTAAACGTACCTTGCATTTTGTTTATAGATTGAGAATTAAATTCTGAAATCGCAGTTAAGTTCTTCCCTTTTATTGTTAAGTTTTTTAACCAATTTGGTATAAAATTCTTCATTGTTTGATTGTTGTCTAAAAATTTCTAAATAGTTTTCAGCGTTACCCACATGGTCACATGTTGTACATGAAGCTATAATATTGCTAGCTTTTTGGACCGCTTTGATTAATTCTTCATTATCCATAACATTATTTTAAGTCTTTATTTAACCTGACAATAATCTGAGTAAGAGTTTCGTTTGCGTTGGCGTAACCATTATCCTCAGCAACACCAACCATAAAACACAAAGCTTCAGTAAGACATTTTATATCTGTAGTAATTACATCTTTGGCTTCTTCAGCTGTTGTAGGTGGTGAAACTTCTTCTGGTTTGTTAATAGATATCGGAGTTTTGCTTTCAGTGTCGATACTAATATTTATTACTGTTTTCATTGTTTTTTTTACAAATATACTAATTATTTTATAAAACACCAACATTTGTATTAAAATTTACTTAAAGAAGAAATCTATAGGTCAAGGTTAAAAAAAAAGAGGGGCAACACCCCTCTTTTTTTAATATGTAAATTCATGCCAAGTGTCATAATTTTTACCCAATGCATCCATTGCCAGTTCAACCTCTTTTAAACATTCGTCGATACCTCCACCAACTAGGACTATATTATCATAAGAATCCAAAAAATCCATTAAGTCTGGAATATTGATACAGACTTCGGAATCGTCCATTAATTCTCTGATGTTTTTAGAACCATATTGTTTAATAAAAGCTTTCCAGAACTTTTTATCCAACTCTCTGGAATCATTTATATCGTTATCTCGCATAAACTTAACTAAATTAACCAATTCTTCATCATTACCACCACCGTCCATACAATCTCTAAAAAATGCGTAACCTTTATCGTATAATCTAGCACCGTAAGCTATGTCCTCATCCAACCCGTTATCCATTAACCAATCCCTATAATCGCTCTCAGATACCATACCCATAGTATCTTCACCGTTGTATAAGAATGTTAACCCAGCTAACTCATTTATATGTGTGTTAATGTATTCAAACAATTCATATTGCATTTTATTCATATAAGGTGCGTATTCTGGTTGAACGTCAACAACTACCAAATGTTTACCAACAGCATTTTCAGTAATCAATGGTGTGTTTTCGTTAATTTCACCAGTTGCTGATTTATCGTTGTGTTTTTTGATGATATCTAACATTTGATAATAAGCTTGAGATAACCTTCTCATAAGCCTTTTTCTGAAATTTGGTGTCATTTTCTCATAAGCACCAAAGTTACGCTCAAATTGATTTTTAACGCTACTGAATGGAACTGGTATCAAATAACCCTTGGGTTTATTTCTATCCATCCCATTGTTAGTTATATAAAATTGAACTTCTCTAATTGCTTGGGTAAACCTAGCGTTTATTTCGTATTCAAGCTTATCGTAGTCGTCGCGTTGTTTAGGGGTTATAGGTGTACCTTTAGGTTGTGGTGGGTAATTTTTATCGTAATCATGACTTCTTTTAGTCGACATATACATATTTTCACTCCTCCATGAATCATACGCATGTTGTAATTCATGTAATATGGTTGAGATGGTTTTTCTATCATATAAAATACGATGTACTTGATTGCACATTTTATCATATATCCCTTGATTAATTTGTTTTTCAGATTTTAATACTGGGAAAACTACAGTTTCAATAGCTTTTTGTAAAACAGATGCTTTATACCTTACAATTATATCACCATTGTTTTCAGGGTGTGCTACGAACTCACCTAAAGAATCTAACTTTCCACTATATCTAAAACCTAAATCATATTCATTAACAAACAAATTTAATTTTGAATAATTCCCTCTGTTTATTTTTGTAAATATATCTGAAATTCTATCAACAACACTTAAACTATTTCCATTGTTTATCGTTTCATTTACAAAATATCTAATACTAGTCATAAACACATCCTCAGCTAAATTTTGCAATTCAACGTGGATATTCATGTCTTCTCTAAGTAATTGTTTGATTAATCCTTTCATATAAGTTTATGCGTTTTTTAATCTACTAATGATTTCTTCGTTTTTCTTAATAACGGTGTTTCTTTTTACTTGATTACCTCTGTTTGCTTTAGGTTTCCCTATTTTTTTAGATTTTGACATTTTAAATTTTTTTTATCATTTTTTTATTTTTAACTGCAAATACGAATTCATTAGGAAATCCAGCATCTTCACCATATATCGCATCACATTCGTTAAACGCATTAATAAACTTATTTACAGTTTCTTTAGGGAAAGCTAATGCAAACCTAGATAATGGTTCTTTATATTTTGATTCTATAGATTCCTCACCTATAACGAAAATACCTTGAATCTTATTATAGAAATTACCATTTATACCAGTTTTATCTTTATATAATTTGTTCCAATATTCTAGGTTTAATATTTTAGTGTTATCAGTATTGATTAAAAATTTATTTTCATAATCACCAAAATGTGAAGCATATTCTTTGTTAACAGCAAAATATTCTATTGGAGAATATTCTGAGTCATAGTCTTTATCCAAATATCTATACACTGTAACCAAACTTTCATGAATATTCATGATTTTATTAATCATTTCTCTAATTTCCATAGATGTATTTACAATTTATTATAAATATCCCGTTAAAAACAAAAAAACCTATACATAGTATAGGTTTTCAGTACAAAGTGAGCTTAGCCGCGATTCTGTTTTATCTCATCATTTATCTTCGCCACTACCCGTCTATCGTAGCAATCCAAGTTCCCTTGCTAAGACTGTATGTGTTGCACCCCGTGTTGCGGTAGTAGTAACGAATGTTCAGATGTTCACTAAAGTATTTAAACTTAGGTTCCAGCCAACCGCTGCTTACTAATTCTCCTACCTCTTGGAGAGATGTCGCGAACTTCCTCTGTTGCCAGCGATGAGTTCTCTGCTTTGTTTTGTGGGGGCGGCTGGAATTGCACCAACGTTTTTCAAATTTACAGTTTGGTTTTTGTGAATTAATTTGCTGCAAACATTCTTCATAAACAGAATGTGTTGTTCTAACATTTTAACACCCCCTTGTATTTTAATTTATTCACCAATTGAAATCCAATCTAGTTTTTCTCTTTTTTGCGAAAGGTTACCAGCACCATGAGTTCCTCTTAGGATAGCGTTTGATTTGTGATATTCAAACCATTTATTTTTTAATTCATCACTTTTAAACGTTGAAAAAATACCGTTAATCTCTACCAACTCAATATCTTTAAAATTAATATTGTTTTCTTTTAAAAAATTAAAAACTAAAACATCGAATGTCAATGGTGGTGTGTGGTCTATATGACATGTTTTTTTAGAAAAATTTATTCCTAATATCGGACATGTTAAATATGTTTTTTTTACAAATATTTTTTCTCTAAACTCATTTATTTGTGATTTAACAATAAATCTCATACTTTTTTTTACATCAATACTATTTTCACTACCAACTGTTTTACCACTATTAATATAACCAATAGTTTTATGATAAGAAAAATCGATTACACTCCCATCAACTCTATTTATTTGAAAATGTGGGTATTTAGCTAATTTATTTGTTAAATCATCTCTATGATATTCAATTGAAATTGATTCAATTCCAGCCCCTACTTTTTTATCATACTCTATATGATATTTCAATAATTCACTTACGTCTTTAAAATCACTATCATTTAAAGGTTTACTAACCTCTCTATTATTTAAAATAGATGCAAAATACTCTGTTATGTTTTTTTTACTCTTAAAAAATTGACCATTAATAAGATACCCCATATTTATTATTTTTTATTAGAGCGGATGACGGGATTCGAACCCGCGACCTCTGCCTTGGCAAGGCAGCGCTCAACCAGCCGAGCTCCATCCGCATACATGCCTCTCTCTGCATCCGTCACCTTATCCTGTGTTATTTAATTTCGGACGTTTAAGGTCACACCGACGTACTTCTTACCAATACCACCATCTAGCTTCGTTTCTGGTTCTGTATTTAAACTCGTAAAAGTCTTGACTCCAAGCGCTAGCACAAGCCCAGTTGGTCCAATCGCTATCAGTGACAAAATCCCTTTCAGTCATCTCATTACCTTGTTCTTTATGCCACTCGTGAGAGTCGTTGATAAAATCAGTATTGAGGTTTTTGATAAGAGCCATTTTGTCTTTGCGTCTGTTAGCTTTAGTTATGCGTTTTAAAAAATTAGAATAACCGTTTTCATTCCATGGTTTAATCTTATCTTCTAAAACCCATTTTTGGTCTTTAACAAAAGCTCGTTGGCTTTCCAGCTCACCATCAACCACTTTACGGTGGGTGATATAGCTATTTTTAATCTTCATTACCAAATAATAATCAGGGACATAAGGAACATAATAAACATATTCGTTACCCCAATTGTATTCGGTTCTTTTGTGAAGATGCTCTTGAACCCATGGCAAGAAACCATCGTATTCTTTTTGAGTCAATCTTCTAAATTTTGGTCTATTATCACTAACTTTACCTCTTTTGTTTTTGGTGTAAAATTCTGGTAATCTTGACCAAGGTTCTGATGCAAAATTATCAATAAAGTATTGATATAACCAAGCTACTCTATCTTCTCGTTTTGCAACATCTTCTCTTAGCGTTAAGTAAGCATTGAAACCGTGATGTACTGGTTTTTCAAGCTCAACATAACCTAAATTTTTGATAGCGGCATCAAGCTCACTTTCTCTTTCTCTTAACGCTAATAAGCGTTTGTAATCTTTGTGTTTTGTGTTTTTACTCATCGTTCTCGGTATAGGGAATTGACCCTTAGAACCTCGAACCTTTTAAAATTGCAATCATAATACTATAAATTTATTTTACCTATTATTGTAAAACCCTTAGGTTTCCATTTTTCTTTTTCTTTGTCAGTTATCGTGTTGCCATTTTTACCAACATGAAATTTGTAACAACTTTTGCATTTATACGCCACTACCTTGAATTTTCTATCTGGTAATGCGTTTACACTCTTAGCATGTTTGATAGCTTGTTCAAGCATATCAAATGGTTTCTTTGGTTTGTCAACCAACTGTCCATTTATTCTACTTACGATTTGAGTTGTACAATCCATAATTTGTAATTTATTAGAGTACAAATATACGAACTATTATTTTACTTACCAAACTTTTCTTCAGTTATTTTTCCAGAAACTTTTGAAAATTGATTAATAGTAAGACGATGTACTTCAAACGCTTCAGTTATTGCTACATAAGCATCTTCTAAATCACTTGCGTAAGTAACTATATCCAACTCTGGAATAGTAATCTTAATAAAACCGTCTATACATTTTTCAATTAACATTGTTTCTAAATTTTAGAGCACATAGACGGAACTGACCCGACAACTGAGGGTTACAAATCCCCTATTTTTCCTGTTAAACTATACGTGCATATTTCGTGGGGCACACAGGATTCGAACCTGCTCAGCTTACGCACCGCTTTTACAGAGCGGCCCAACTCTCCTACGTTGGCGGTACCCCAAATAGAACAGAGAGATATTGTTTCAAATTAAAAGTTTGTTTTTGTTAATTGCTGAAATCTCTCTTTATCTTGTTAGGGTATAAGGAATTGAACCTTATCAGCAACTGTCAAAGAGTTGTATGCAACCATTACATCTTACCCCAAAATTTCTAATTCTACGCTTCCCACTTTTCAGGTGCTATGTATTAGTAACAGTCTGTCTTCGAGCGACTTACGGGATTCGAACCCGTCCTATTCCTGATTGGAAGTCAGGTGCCATGCCAGCTAGGCGAAAGTCGCAATTTTCTAATTCTACGCTTCGAGTTCTTCACGGTCTTCTATGAATTAGTAACAGTCTCTTCTCAGTCTAAAGGGTGGGATTCGAACCCACGGTGTTATCTCTAACTCTTGCGTCCAAGGCAAGCGAGTCTAGCCATCTGCTCTAACCTCTAGTTTATATATTATTTTGTGACCCCAGAGAATTTTGAAATCTCGACTCCTCCGTTAAAAGCGGAGTGCTCTGCCTCTGAGCTATGAGGTCGTTTGTTAATTTTGTCGCATAAAAAAACCCAGTTTAGATTTTACTCTGAACTGGGTCTATAATCTGTACTTACGTACTTGCTTATATTGTCGTCAAATCTAACAACTTGACATACCCAGTCACCTTGAACGGTTTCCCGCCTTTAGGTTGATATTGCGTTTGATATGTGGTTGTTTTTTTCATTGTTGTTTATAAATATGTTGTTTTTTGTAAAAATTCTTTTTTATCTATTTTTAATTACATTGCAAAGATACTAACTATTGTAATACAAGTCAAGTTTTTTTATTACTTTTTTTAAATTATTTTTTAATTATCTGAATTTCAGTTTAATGTCTATTAATATTTTGTTAGGTGCGTTTTCTGTTCCGCCAAAATATGGGTTTAATTTATATCTAATTAAATCCCAAGTTGAGCTTCTTTTAGCGGCAACTACTGATTTATTTATTGTGATTTTATAATAACCATCTAAAATATCAATCGAAAAATAATGTTGTTTGTTCGGTTCTACGTGTGTAATAGCAAAGATACTTCTTTTAGAGTTGTTATATATTATACCAACAATTTCAACCATATCTGGGTATTTTGGGTTGTATCTCCAACCTATTCTAACACTATCTAAATGATGATGCCAGTTATCTGATAAACCAATTAATTTATTTGAATCTTTTTGTTTTTGAATTGAATACTTGTACCCATCAATAAAGGTAAAAACCCCAGTTATGGAGTCTTTGATAGTAAACGTTGGTGTCAACGTACTTCTATGTTTACCTTTATTGATTATATACGTCATTTTCTTCTAAATGAATTAATAGCTGAAATTGTTAATATTATAAAACTATACGCTATGTAAAGTCCACATGGGATTAAAACATATTTTGACCATATTTCATTTTGAAATAATGATGTAATGAAACCAATTACGAATGCAGCTAACAATAAATATAAACTAACTTTCATTTTATTTTTTAATTTTATTCGCATTTCTCTTAGCGATTCTATCTCTAAGTTTAGCTGCTAACTCGTAATTTTCTTCTTTTACAGCGCTAAGTAACTGAACCTCTAAAGGTATTCTAGTTTTCTTAGCTTCGATTTTTTGTTTAACAAAAGGAACATCTGAAATGATAGTCTTTATAACTTGACCATGTTTAGTGTTCCAAT